GCTAATAATAAAGAATGGCATTCATTGGAAGCTTTTTTTGATGAATATCGAAATAGATTTATGACATTATTACAGCACCAAGCAACACGACGTAATCATACCAATGTTCTTATGCATATACAGGGGTATTTTAAGCGCTATTTAACACCAAATCAGCGACAAGCATTAAGTCAATTGATTTTAGAATACCGTCAAGGAATACAGCCTTTATTAGCACCTTTAACATTAATTAATCATTATCTATCCGAGTATCCTGATAATTATTTGAGCAAACAGAGATATTTTCATCCTTATCCTCAATCCTTAAGATTACGTTATGGATTATAATAAACTTATTGATAGGAGAAAAATATGATACGTTCTTTTGTCACTTTTTTAAGTTCATTTATTCTTACTGGATGCAATGTTATTCCTCCGAGTGACATTAAGCCTGTTAATAATTTTGATCTATCACGTTATCTTGGGCAGTGGTCTGAGGTCGCTAGAATAGATAATCGTTTTGAAAAAGGCTTAACGAAAGTTACCGCAAATTATTCATTACGAGATGATGGTGGTGTTAAGGTTATTAATCGAGGTTGGAGTCAAAATAAACATCGCTGGAAAGAAAGTATCGGTAAGGCTTATTTTGTTGATTCATCTAATAAAGGTGCATTAAAAGTATCATTTTTTGGTCCATTCTATGGTGGATATAATATCATCAAATTGGATAAGAATTATCAATATTCTTTGGTTGTAGGGCCAGATAAAGATTATTTATGGATATTATCACGTACACCGACCATGCCATCAAATTTGTTGAATGAATATATTAATTTTGCAACATCATATGGATTTGATAGTAACAGGATCATAATATTTTAACAAAAGGTATATAGCTGAATTTAAATACTATCTAATTTGATGGTATTTAATTTAATTATGATTTGAAAATGCCTATTCATATTATCCATTATAATAACACTGGTAATGATTATTTACACCTAAGAGCATGGGGATTTATGAGTTAGTGTTATCCAGGCTAGTCGTTTTGTTTTTATTGGTGAATAAAATGTGCACTTTTCTGATTTTTTATTTATATCGTTCTCGATTTGAGTTGTTTGTTTAACTGACTGATTTTTATCATTATTAGTTATTATAATGAAAGTAATTATAAAAAATAAAGAAATAAGAAATAAAATAATATACCGCACTTGATTACTCCGTTTCATAAATATTATTTATTATTTTATGAATAAATTTATAAATATGTACAGTAATAAATAATAATTACTATATTTTTATAAATCATCTCGAAAATCTCTTAATAATTTCTCTTTATATTAATCATTAATGGGCACTCCGTAGGGGTGTATATGTGTATGGAAAAATTAACCAATGTTACTTATGGAACAGCGGGCTTAACGGCATTTTTTGCCAGCCTCTCATTATATGAATGGGGATTTGTTATCGGGATGGCGTTTAGCATGCTTCTTGGTTTAGCCACTTATTTTATGACTCGTCGGGAGCAACGAAAACGCACTCAATTATTTGAAGAGCTTGTTCGTCATGTTGACCCACAAAACCCAACTGAAACCCTAAAAAGGCTTGCTGAATTAATGGTGAAAGCGCCAAAGGATATTTAATGTCTCTCAAACAAAAAATAGCGGCGATAACAACAGCAGGAGCCACAGCAATTGCGATAGTAGTGATAGCCCATTTTGAAGGTGTGCGTTATGAACCTTATCGTGATGTGGCAGGTGTTTTGACGGTTTGTTATGGGCATACAGGCAAAGACATTATTCAAGGTAAGAGATACACACAACAAGAATGCGATTTGTTATTACAAAACGATTTTATTAAGACACAACAGCAAGTCGATACATTAATCAAAGTACCACTCGATGACTACACTAAAGCCGCTTTATATTCCTTTGCTTTTAATGTGGGTGCCACCGCATTTTCTCGCTCAACATTACTCAAGAAGCTAAACGCTGGTGATAGAGCGGGTGCCTGTGAAGAAATAAAACGTTGGGTATATGCGGGTGGAAAGGTTTGGCGAGGGCTTGTCAGTCGTCGAGAAGCGGAGTCTGCACTATGTCATGGAAACCTTTAATCATCATTATCAGCTTTATCCTTGCATTACTCATTACAGTCGCTAGTGGCATTTATCTCTTGATTGATAACTCATGTACTAAAGACCAAGTTAGTTTAGAAAAGCGCTGTCAGATTGCACTTTCATATCATCGGTACTAATCATGAAATACGGAAAACTCTATGCCGTCATTGCGATGGTAGGCATTATTGTGGGTAGTTATTGGGTGATTAACTGGCAAGCTAATAGGATTAATTCACTGACAGATATCAACAAAAAACTGGCCGTGGCTCTCGAAGAACAGAAGTCTATTAATACTGACTATCAAGCACGCATAATGCGGTTAAACCAACTGGATATTCAATATACGCAGGAGTTAGCGAATGCTAAGAATGAAATTAGTCGGTTGCGTGATATTAGCGAGCGTCATCCTGAGCGGGTGTATATCAAAGCCGAGTGCCCCAAAAGCAAAACCACTCCCTCCACCAGCTTGGCTTATGCAACCACCGCCAGACCTACTGACACCGCTATCCGAAATTATTGGTTACTCAGAGAACGAATTGCAGAGTCAGAGCAAATGATTAAAGGGTTGCAGAATTACATTAGAGTGGAGTGTGTGAACTAAAAAAAAGCCCTACGTAGAGTACGAGGGCAAAACTGAAATTTGTCGAAAAAATATCAATCTTAATAAAGATAGCACTTATAAGTGAATATACCTATAGTGCGGCAAAAATATTATTTTAATAAGTGGTTACAATATACTTAACATTAATTTGCTAAATAGTTTTAATAAGTCAGATGGAATGATTCTTATTTGTGTTTTTGTTTTCTTTTAAAAAAGATATTTTTTGTGATAAAAATAAGAATAATAATATTAAATGCTAACTATAAGGTTATTTAATTATAAGGGTATTTATGTTCAATCATGGCATGAAAAAAATTTTTTTTAGAATTTGATGCCATTAAACCTTGGTAAATACTGAATGGTACTTCCTTATATCGATATTGTTCTCCATGTTTACAGTCGATTTCTAGCATTTTAGTTTGATAATCGTAAGCAACAGAAATAATTTTAGATGATGCAATGTAAATTTTGTCCATTAGACTAATCACTATTAATAAAAATAAAATGGGATAAAATAAAAGAGTAAATAAATTTTTACTTTAGTAACTTTTAATATTAGTAAAAATATTCAACTTATTTTTATATAAAGAAGAAATATGAGTTAAATTTATTATTTGTGTGAAGCTTCTCACATTAGAGATGAAAAATAAGTTCCAGCATCACGCATGGACAAAATTAAATAAAGAACTTCTCAAGAGGAATATAGTGATATTAATTCAGTATCGCTTTGTTAAGCAAATAAGCGAATTGAATACTTTCAATTGTTTTTTTAATTAACTATTGAATACAAATAAAATAACCCTGCGAGTTTGAGTTTACCGTGGGGCTAAATTTAAGCGAAAAATAAATACCTATAAATCATACCGCTACTCTTATTTCAATGCCAATAGAAATAGAAAGCGTCGCGTTGTCGCCGTCTCCTATGTTAGCCATGACCTATTTTATTTCTCGATAGAGAGCGCATAGTGAGAGTCAAAAACAACGAATACCACCGTTTTGTTATTTTTCGGTCATTATCAGCAACGTCAGCTGTAGGTAGAAGAAGGGGCGTGACGATGGAGAGACATCAATATATTTAATTCTACAAACGTCATTTATTTAGTGACGTATATGGATAGCCATCAGTTAACCGCTGGTGGCTTTTTTTATACGCATTTCATCGCTCATTCACAGAGCAATTCAAAAACGTCGAATCCAATCACTTTGATATGAGCCTTCGAGAAAGTCAGTTATAGCTGGCGAGCTTCGACGGGCTGATTTTCTATGTGAACGAGGGTTCATTTCAAATGAAGGTAATACGTTATGCAATATCCAAGAGTAAGTATTAATGGTGTGTCTGTCCGTGTTGATAGTGAAGGTAGATATAATTTAAATGATCTTCATGCGGCCGCTGTTGCGGATGGTAAAGCAACGGAATCACAAAGGCCTGGTGCATTTTTGAAAAGTCGTCAAGTAAGGCGATTTGTTCACGCTTTAAGCGATGCAACAAAAAGTGCATCGGTTAAAGTGATTAAAGGTGGACTCAACCAGGGAACTTGGGCTTTAGAGTTAGTCGTTATTAGATATGCAGCTTGGTTAAAGCCAGAATTTGAAATCCTTGTCTACAACACGTTTAAAGAGGCTACGAGGAAGGGATTAGATGTCATGTCTAAGTTGAACAAGCTAGATCATGTCATTAATACCGAAACTAAAAATATAAGTAACTGTGCAAGAACGATGGCTAACTGGGGAGTTGGTGGTAGAAAGCAGTTACTACTAACAGCGAGGGAACGAATTCTTAAAGAAGCTCAAATCTATATTCCTGGTATTGAATAGCGTTCCTTAAAATTGAGGATATTGATTTAATTAATATCTAACGATGAATAGGCCCTAATGGCTTTTTTATTGGAGTTTATTATGTCAAACAAACAGATTAATTATGAGGCAATAGGTCATTGTGTTTACTTGCAAAAAGAAATATCGCAGCTAATTGAAGAGAGAAGCAACCTATATAAAGAATTCATAGCGATTTGTCATTCAGGGCAATTTCCTTATACAGATCCAAGAAACACAAAAATCATCGATTTAAATAGTATTGATAAGCCAGCTAAATTGCTAAAAAAAATACATAAAATAAATCAAACTATCATCACACTAGCAACTACTCATAATCAATGGGCGGATAAGGCTGATTATGAACATTATGTTATTAGTAGCGATAATTCTTTAGGTTTTAGTACGTCTAGTGACGTTATATTCAAAGGAATTATTACCTGCAATAAGCAATCATCAATAGAAGCTGATGTTGTCAGAAACAAAACATGAAAAAACGCAATGTCTATGGTGGTCGCTGGGCAAAGGTACGATTAGCGTTTCTTAATGAACATCCGCTCTGTGTCATGTGCCAAGAGCAAGGGCGCATTACTGCGGCCACAGTAGTTGACCACATTATTCCGCATCGTCTTAAAGAAGCGCTTGAATCAGGTGATAAAGAACGTATCGCAAAAGCCCAAGCTTTATTCTGGGATAAAAATAACTTTCAAAGCTTATGCGAACTGCATCATAACTCGACCAAACAACGTATCGAAAAGAGTGGCAAAGTCATTGGCTGTAATGCGGATGGTATTCCACTCGATCCCAATTCTCATTGGCATCAATAACACAATGAATACAGGGTGGGGGCGGGGTAAAAGTTCAGACACTTTCGCCCTGATTACCTAGCGCCCTCATTTGTGTGCACAACCGCGAAATGAAAAGTTTTTTTCTGGGAGGTTCCGATGGCAGGAAGACGCCCGAAACCGACCCACTTGAAGGTGGTCACCGGTAATCCGGGAAAACGAAAACTCAACGATAAAGAACCCCAACCCAAACGTGAAATTCCAAGCCCACCCGAACATTTAACGGATTGGGGGAAAATGGCGTGGGCAAAATTAACCTTACTACTCGATGGAATGGGCGTTTTAACTGTGGCTGACACGCTGGCATTAGAACGGCTGTGTGATATCTACGCTGATATTCTTCAATTGCGAGACACCATTGCCATTGAAGGTCGGACATACACCACAAAAACGCAATTAGGGGATTTTTTAATTAAAGCGAATCCTGCCGTAGCCATGTTGGCCGATGCAGATCGCCGCTTTAAAAGTTATTTAGTCGAGTTTGGTTTAACCCCCGCCGCTCGTTCGAAGGTGAAGATGGATGGTGGAGAAGAAGAGGAAGATCCGCTCAACCAATATTTCGGTTGATCCCGCAACGCAATACGCGCAAGACGTGCATCAAGGCAAAATCTTAGCGGGGCCTGATATTCGCCATGCATGTGCGCGTCATCTCAAAGATTTAAACGAAGCCAAGCAACGGGGATTAGTCTGGGATGTTGAAGCTGTCAAAAGAGTGATCGACTTTTTCGCGAAAGTCTTAAAGCTCAATGGCGGGGAGCATGAAGGAAAACCGTTTATTTTATTGCCTTGGCAATGTTTTGTGATTGGCTCCATTTTTGGCTGGAAAATGACTGACGGTACACGCCGATTTCGCATGGTGTACGTTGAATCAGGCAAAGGTTCAGGAAAATCCCCGATGGCAGGTGGCGTTGGGTTGTATTGTTTAGTCGCCGACAGTGAACCGCGTGCCGAAGTGTATGCGGCGGCCACGAAAAAAGACCAAGCCATGGTTTTGTTTCGTGATGCGGTGGCGATGGTTGATCAATCTCCCGCATTAAGTCAGCGGATCACCAAATCAGGCGGAACAGGCAAAGAGTGGAACTTGGCTTATTTGAAAACGAGTTCATTCTTTCGTCCGATTAGTTCGGATGATGGGCAATCAGGGCCTCGTCCCCATTGTGCGCTGATTGATGAAATTCATGAACACAAAAATAATACCGTCGTCGAGATGATGCGAGCGGGTACAAAAGGTCGGCGGCAAGCCTTGATATTTATGATCACCAACAGTGGCCATGATAAAACCAGTGTGTGTTATGACTACCATGAATACGGTCGAAAAGTCGCCGAAGGTACTATCGAAGACGACAGCTTCTTTTCCTATATTTGCTCACTGGATGAAGACGATGATCCCTTTAAGGATGAGTCTTGCTGGGGGAAAGCCAATCCGTCATTGGGCTACACCTTTTCTGAACGCTACTTACGTGAACAAGTGACACAAGCTCGAGGTATGCCCGCGAAAGAAAGCATTGTTCGTCGTCTTAATTTTTGTCAGTGGGTGGATGCCGATAATCCGTGGATTAACAGTGAAACATGGATGCAGTGTGAAAACACGTTCACCTTCGATGATCTTCAAGGTGAAGAGTGTTATGGCGGACTGGACTTATCGGGAACCAAAGATTTAACCGCATTAGCCTTGTATTTTCCTCGCCTTAAACGTCTTTATGTTGAATTTTGGACACCCAAAGACACCTTATTGGATAGAGCGAAAACCGACCGAGTGCCTTACGACTTATGGGTAAGGCAAGGCTTTATGCATACCACTCTAGGGAATGCGGTGAGGTATGAATTTGTGGCAGAACGCATTGCTGAGATGGCGATGTACGTCAACATGAGAGCCATTGCCTTTGACCCTTATCGCATTAAATACCTTGTACCCAAACTGGATGAGGTGGGGGTGACGGTTCCCTTAATCCAACATGGACAAGGATTTTACAAAGCCAAAGATTCTGGGCTATGGATGCCACACTCTATCGAACTGTTTGAAGAGCTCATTGATGACAATAAGATTGAGATCCACGCCAATCCTTGTTTGAGATGGAATGCCGCATCCGCTGTGCTTGAGGCTGACCAAAAAGATAACCGCGTCTTTGCCAAGAAAAAAAGCACCGGTCGAATTGATGGTGTGGTGGCATCAGCAATGGCGATTGGGGTTTCTGAAGGGGAATTCGAGGATGAAGGGGATATTGATGGTTTCTTTGATAACCCAATTATTGTGGGGATCTAAATGCGTAACATGAAAAAAAAGAGCCGAATAAAATCGGCGATCCTCAATTGGATGGGGATACCCATTAGTTTAACTGATGGCGCCTTTTGGGAAGAATGGATTGGAAAGAGTAGCAGTGGCAAGGTGGTCACCGCAGATAATGCATTACAGCTGTCTGCGGTATGGTCTTGCGTTCGGTTACTCAGTGAATCTATTTCGACATTGCCATTGAAAATCTATCAAACGAAGGCGGATGGCTCGCGCGAACTGGCGAAACATCATCCCGCTTACACCGTCTTATGTCGAAAACCCAATGCAGAAATGACGCCTTCTCGCTTTATGTTGATGGTTGTTGCCAGCTTATGTTTAAGAGGAAATGCGTTTATTGAAAAATGTTATATCGGGAAAAAGTTGGTTTCACTTCAACCGTTATTACCTCAAAACATGACGGTGAAACGATTGGAAAATGGGCAGTTGGAATATACCTATACCACGCCTAAATCGAATAAACGGGTTATTCCCGTTAAAAATATGATGCATATTCGAGGGTTTGGTATGGACGGTGTGTGCGGAATGATACCGATCCAGATTGGGCGTGATGTGATTGGTACCGCGTTATCGACGGATGAAGCAGCCGGAAAAGTGTTTGAAAATGGGTTACAAACCAGTGGATTATTAACGTCAAAGAATGCTTTGAAAGCCGATCAACGAGAACGCCTAAGAAAGCATTTAATGACGTTTACCGGCTCAAAAAATGCTGGAAAGGTGATGATCCTCGAAGCGGATTTGTCTTATCAAAATGTCACCATGAACCCTGAAACTGCGCAATTATTACAAAGTCGCGGATTTAGCATTGAGGAAATTTGCCGTTGGTTTCGCGTTCCACCTTTTATGGTGGGGCATGCCGATAAGCAAAGTAGTTGGGCATCCAGTGTGGAAGGGATGAATATGCAGTTTTTGACTAATACACTACGTCCCTTATTGGTCAATATTGAGCAAGAAATTAATCGTTGTTTACTCGACAGTGATGAAGATTATTATGCGGAATTTTCTGTTGAGGGCTTATTACGAGCAGACAGTGCAGGACGTTCAGCTTATTACACAACAGCGTTACAAAATGGCTGGATGAGCCGAAATGATGTTCGACGGTTAGAGAATTTACCGCCTATTGAAGGGGGCGATATTTATACGGTTCAGCTTAATTTAACGCCACTGGATCAGCTCGGAAAAGATATCACGAACAATGAAGCTGAAAAGCTCAAAGCACAGATCACTAACTGGTTATTTCCTGAAGGTGAACCTGTAACCCCATCTCAATCCAATCCACCTCGTCCCGAGGAGTAATCGTTATGAAAAAAAATCAGTTGCCAGTCGCGCTGGAGGATCGCCCCTGCGCATCGATTCGCTATGAGCTGAAACCCAAAGCACTGGATAAATGGAATAGCCGTATTCGGGCATCCAGTGCGGATAACTCGATTTCGATATTGGACGTCGTTGGAGAAGATTATTGGGGGGAAGGTGTCACCGCTAAACGGATTTCCGCCGCGCTTCGTGCCATTGGTGAGCAAGATATTGTCGTTAACCTCAATAGTCCAGGGGGCGATATGTTTGAAGGGTTGGCAATTTATAACTTGCTTCGTGCCCACAGTGGCAAGGTAACGGTCAATATTTTGGGCATTGCCGCTTCCGCTGCGTCCATTATTGCGATGGCAGGGGATGAAATAAAAATGGGGCGCGGTGCCTTTTTGATGATCCATAACTGTTGGGCAATGGGGGTAGGAAATCGTCACGACTTTGCAAAACTTGCTCATGATCTCGCCCCTTTTGATGCCTCGATGACCGATATCTATGTTGCACGCAGTGGGCAATCGAGTGACGTGGTGAGTCAGATGATGGATAACGAAACATATATCAGTGCGAGTGAAGCGATAGAAAAGGGATTTGCGGACAGCCTACTTTCTGCCGATGTGATTGACGAAGGTGATGAAAGCCCCCAAGCCGCGATCCGAAAACTGGATGCGCTACTTGCCAAAACCAACACACCTCGTGCTGAACGACGAAAACTAATTAGTGCATTAACCCGAAGTACGCCGAGCGCTACTTCCCAATCTAATGGTATGCCAAGCGCTACCTGCGATATTAATCCTGAAATCCTGTCAAAATTGGAGGAGGCGGTGACCGCCTTTGCCTGCGTTAAGTAATTGGAGTGACTATGTCAGAGACAAATGAATTATTAAAAAACCTATCGGCAAAAATTGAAGAAGCCAATCAACATTTTAATGCCAAAGCTGAAGAAGCGTTAAAAGAAGCGCAGAAAGTGGGTGGATTAAATGAAGAAACGAAACATGCCGTAGACAAAATGGCAACCGAGCTAAATGCGCTACGCGAATCTGAAAAAACACTGAAAGCCGCATTAGGGGATTTAGAACAACATGTTGCGCAAATGCCACTCAATAATGCGGTGCAGGTTGTAAAAAGTGTTGGTCAACAAGTGATTTCGGCTGAAGTATTAAAAGAGATCAATTCCAGCATTCAAGGGGGCAAACGTGTTTCAATTCCTGTTCAAGCAGCATTAACATCTACGGGCGTTGCCGAAGGCGTGGTTGAACCACAACGTTTGTCGGGTATCGATGTTGCACCGAAACAACGACTTTTTATTCGTGACTTAATTGCATCAGGTAAAACGCAATCTCCCGCTATTTTCTGGGTTCAGCAAACGGGGTTTACCAACAAGGCGGCGGTTGCGCCTGAAAATACCACTAAGCCATATAGTGACATTGCCTTTGCGACCAAAATCACGCCAGTCACGACGATTGCTCATATGTTTAAAGCGTCTAAACAAATCTTAGATGATTTTGCGCAGTTGCAGTCGTTGATTGATGCGGAAATGCGTTATGGATTGAAGTTTGTTGAAGAGCAAGAAATTTTATTTGGTGATGGCTCTGGGGCACATTTGCACGGCATTATCCCACAAGCCACTCAATATAAAGCCTCCTTTACGGTTGAAAAACAAAACGGTATTGATGATTTACGGCTTGCCATGCTTCAAGCTCAATTGGCGCGATTTCCTGCTTCTGGTCACGTTTTACACTTTATTGACTGGGCGAAAATTGAGCTAACCAAAGACTCTTTGGGGCGTTATATTTTGGCTAATCCTTCCGCATTAACAGGACCGACCTTATGGGGATTACCGGTTGTAGCAACAGAAACCCCCGCGTTTAAAGGGAAATTCTTAACAGGGGCATTTAATGCGGGGGCACAGCTCTTTGACCGTGAAGAAACGAATGTGGTGATTTCAACGGAAAACGCCGATGATTTTGAGAAAAACATGATCTCTATCCGTTGTGAAGAGCGTCTTGCTTTGGCGATCAAGCGTCCAGAAGCCTTTGTTTACGGTAATTTTACGGTAGCAACATCAAGTGATTAATGTAACTAAGGCGGTCTTTATGGCCGCTTTTTCTTTGGAGGTGATATGAAATTAGTCATCTTACGAGCCATTTATTTTGAGGGACGTGTGGTGCTTGAAGGCGAGCAGATTGATACCTTAGAGCAACATGGACGGGAGTTAATCCAAAAAGGCTATGCCAAAGAACAGGAAGAAGCACATCTTGTTATTGAACCTGAACCTGAACCTGAACCTGAACCTGAACCGAAAAAAAATATTAAGGCGAAAAAGGAGAAATAATGCTTTCTCTCGAATTTGTGAAACAGCATTGCAATATCGACCCTGATTTTACGGATGACGATAATTTATTGACGCTGTATATCGGTTCCGCTGTGAAATATGTTGAAAATTACACGCGTCGAACATTACATAAAACTCAGGAGATGGATAAAGCACAAGAAGATCCTGAAGCCTTGTTCTTAACGGATGATGTGATTGCGGCAATGCTCTTATTAATTGCGCAATGGTATGAAAATCGTGAGGGGGTGATTTCGGGGCAAGCTTTTTCTACACAACCTTTTGCGGTCACCGCACTACTTCAACCTTACCGGATTTATGGGTTGTAGGAGGTTTTATGCGTGCAGGACGATTACGCCACACTATTCATATTCAAAAATCAGTATTAGCGCCCGATGCCATCAGTGGCAGTGATGTGATTTGGACAGATTATGCGACAAAAGTACGTGCAGCGATCATGCCTTATCAAGGGCGGGAATATTTTCAAGCTCAGCAAGTACAAAGTGAGGCCACAACGCGAATTCTTATTCGCTATATTGCTGATATTGATACCTCGATGCGTATTGTATGGGGTAAGCGAATATTTAATATTATTTCGATTATTGACCCTGATGAGCGTCATCGTGAGCTTCAATTAATGTGCAAAGAGGGCGTGAATGATGGGTGAGATTAAAATCAGTGGATTGTCTGAACTCGCTCAACGAATGCAAGACATCGCCCGTAAAACCAGAAACCAAAGTGTGCGTAAGGCGATGAATGCAGGCGCTTCGGCGTTAAAGCAGGAAATCAAACATCGAGTGCCTATCCTTAAGGAAACGGTGCCTCATCGACGCAAAGGCACCATCAAGCGCAATATTCGTTCTAAAACGAAAGTGCAGCGTAATGGGCAAGTTAAAACGCGCATTTGGGTGAAATCATTATCGGGTAAAAAGGTGTCTGCCTTTAAACAGGCAACGGGAAAAAGTGCGGCATTGAACCCGAATGATCCGTTTTATTGGTGGTTTGTCGAGTTTGGTACCGCCAAGATGCCCGCACAACCGTTTATGCGTCCCAGTTTTGAAGCGAAAAAGGAAGCAACGGCTAAAGTGATTGTTCAAACACTCAAAGAGGACATTGAAAAAGTAAGGTAGAGATCATGATACAGCAATTAAAAGAGACCCTTTCACCGCTGGTCGATGGAAGGGTTTTTTTTCAGGTATTACCCGAAGGCAAAGGGCATTATCCCGCCATTGTGATCCAGTTTGCCAGTATCACGCCTAACAGTGCGCTGGAGGATACGGATTTAGACAACTATCGCGTGCAACTTGATGTGTATGCGCCACAGCCACAACCCCTTATGGTCTTGCGTAAAAAGATTGAAACTCAGATTGTTGCGACAATCCCATTTGCACAACGGGTGAATGCGGTCTTTGGGTATGAAGCGGATGTCAAATTGCATCGGCTTGTTCTTGAATTAATGATTTCATCAGATAAATAAGGAATGGATATGGCAAAGTCAAAAAACCATAAAGCGACGCCTTTCCTCGGCACGAAGATCTTTGTGCAAACAGGCTTAGGAGAGGCGATGACAGTGACAGAAGCCACGTTATCACCGGCAACTATTACCATCGCCAATAATAAACTGAAAGCGGATGACATGATTATGTTATCGGGACTCGGGGAGTTAGATGGGCGTTTTCCCATTGCACAGGTTGATGGCAATAAAGTGACCCTGTGTGAGGAAGTGGATTGGAGTGATAAAACGTTACCCACAGATTTTGCAAACGCCAAAGCACAACGCATTCAATGGTCTAATAATTTCTGTGCGGTAAAAAGTTTCAGCAAAGACGGTTCGACAACCGAACAAATTGATGTCACCACCATTTGCAGTGATGGCAAGGAATATGAATCCGGTGATACGGAATACGGCTCAATTAAATTGACCTTCTTCTTACGTTATAGCTCCAGTGATGTGCAGCGACTCTTGCGTAAATATGAAAACAGCAAAGAAAAATTCGCAGTGAAAATGGTCTTAACGCGAGATGAAGGCTCCATGTTTTATTACGGCTCCGTCGAGACAGGTATGAACATTGATGGCAGTGTAGGGCAAATGATGGATTCGGGGATCTCAATTAAATTGTCTGGCCGTGATTATTTGAATGTGAAGAAATAACCCTTAATTCACCTCTTTCATTATTTCTCTTCTCCCTTCTCGATAAAAAATTTTAGGAGTGATTATGTCTAACGCTTTATTGCGTGAATTAGTGTTAAACCAAGCACTGAAAGTGACGCCTTTTACTTATTTAGACAACACCTTTTATGTCAAAGAGCTGGATGTTGGCACCATGAATTACATTCAGCGCAAACTTCGTCAAATTAAAATCAAGCTCGCTGAGGCGCAGGATATTTATTTAGATGAAGACGATCCCGAACAATTTAATGAGGCGATAAATCGTGTCTACGATGAATATGATGTCGCCAGAATGCTGGCCTTTAAGTTGTGTGATGAAAAAGGGGAACTGCTTTTTGATGCTGAAAATGAAGCAGATTTAAAAGGTCTTAATCGTCTAGGGCAAGGGTTCTCTAATGCGGTGTTTACGGCTGAAGCGGGGAACAACGAAAAAAACTTGGAGACCGACGACAATTTCAATTGATATTGTCGTTGGCACTGGGAAAAACGCTCGCGGAAATCGAGCAAATGCCTGAAAGACACTTGTGTGAATATGAAGCCTTTTATCGCAAACAGCCCTTTGGTTTATGGCGAGAGGATTATCGGATGGCACTAGTGGCGCATCTTCTCGCGATGATAAATCGTGATCCGAAAACGTCTCCGCCTGAATTGATGGATTTTATGCCAATGTGGAAGAAGAAAATCACGGAAGAAGAGCTGTGGGATAACGTTACTGAGAGTGTATTAGCTAATCGATAGCCCCACATCAGTGGGGCTTAATCGTTAACCACCGCGAGACATTTTCTCAATTTTTTTATCCGTATTGTATTGAGAAAGCGCATAAACCGACCAGATAGCCGCAGGGATCCAGCCAATTAATGTGATTTGTAGGATAAGGCAGAAGATGCCAGCAAATGGGCGACCAATCGTGAAAAATTGTAACCAAGGTAGTAATAACGCCAGAATAAGTCTCATAAAACCCCCTCTATTATTCGAAATTTCAGTTTATCAATAATTAAATCAATAGCAAATAACAAGGAATATTGCATTTATTCAGGGTGAAAGTTTGCTTTTGTAGTGTTCATACCAAGGATTGAATTTATGGCGGGAGCATTAGGTAGATTAAATATTGATTTGACGCTGAATACGGCAAATTTCACAAATGCGATCAACCGTAGCCAGCGCCAAACAGAACAATTTGGGCAAAGTATTCGCGTCAGCCTTCAAGCTATCACCGTGCAACAAGAGCGAATGGTATCGCAAACCGCAAAATCCTCGGCGCTTTTTGCCCGCTTTGCGAGTGTCACCGCAAGCGCATTATCCATTCATCAAGTCATTAATTATGCCGATAGTTGGACGGAATTACAGAACCGCTTAAAACTGGTGACAGAAAGTTCTGTCGAGTTAAATAAAGCCACACAAGCGGTCTATGATATTGCCCAAAGAACCTATCAATCATTGGATGCCACAGCACAGGTTTATCAACGTTTTGCGGATAATGCCGATCGCTTAGGCTTAAGTCAGCAAAAAGTCGCTGAACTCACGGAAACCGTCTCAAAAGCCGTGGCGATTTCAGGCGCGAGTGCAACCGCAGCCCAAGCGGCATTAACCCAATTTGGTCAAGCATTAGCCTCGGGTCAGTTACGTGGCGAAGAGCTAAATTCAGTGATGGAGCAAACCCCTGCGTTAGCGAAAGCCATCGCTGACGGAATGGGTGTCAGTGTGGGTGAACTAAGGAAGAAAGCCCAAGACGGTGAAATGACGATTGAGAAGGTCATTCAAGCCTTAGAGCGTGCAGCCGATAGTGTGGATAAAAAATTCGCCACCAGTGTGACAACGGTTAGCCAAGGTTTCACTAATCTTCAATCGGCGATGACCAAATTTATTGGTGAAGCGAATCAAGGTACAGGTGCGACTCAGCTTTTTACCACAGGGATGACCACTCTTGCCAATAATCTATCGTTAGTCGCTAAAGTGGTTGAAGGAATTGCAGTTACGGCATTGGTAGCAAAGCTCTCTCAATGGACGAAAGCCACTTATCTGAAAAATCAGACAACGTTGAATGAAGCCAAAGCCACATTACAGAGTGCAGAGGCAAACAGTGTGGCAGCAACCAGTGCCGTGAGGAAGGCATGGGCGGATAAAGAAGCTGCTACATCGGCGCTCAATAGAGCCAAAATGGAATATCAAGTTGCTAGAGGCACTAACGCGGAAAAAATAGCACTTGATAACCTTATCGCCACAAAATCACTCGCAAGAACAGCCTCTCTAAATTATACACAGGCATTAACCGCCGAAAACGTTGCTCAACGTGCATTAACGACCGCTCGGCGTCAATCAACGGTGGCAGGGCGAGCACTTAACAGTGTTATGGGATTAGCGGGTGGCCCTATTGGATTAGTGCTGACCGGTGTTGCGGCATTGGGTATGGGATTGTATGAATACAGCGAAAATGTCAAACAAGCCAAACTCGAATCGATTGAATTTGCCAATTCTCTTGATACATCAACAGAAGCGTTAAACAAAATGAGCAATGCCACGCTAGTGGCGAATTTAAGCAAAGTTTCATCGGGCATTAACGCGCAATTGGAGAAAGTCGAGGAGCTTAAACAACAGGTTATTTCCTTACAAGGTCTATCAAAATACAGCGTTGAGAGTGAAAAGGCGTTTACTGAACAAGGTGTGGGGGATTTATACCTTAAACGAGTAGCTGAAAAGCAAAAAGAGCTTGATGCTGCGATGGGAATATATGCAGAGCAAGTTAATAACTTAGAGCGTCAGCGAGCCAATATGCAAAATATGTTGGCGACACTCAAAGAAAAAGTGGGCGATCAAGCTCCTGAATATAAACGCTATGCCACTGAGTTACAAAATGTTGATGTCGCTATTAATTCACTTAAGGCGAGCTTAAAGAGCTTAGGCATTGAATATGAATCACTCATTGATATCACGCTTCAGGCGACAAATAGCCAAGTGAATGCCGCCACGGCGATTGCTAAACAGATTGATGAATCGATTGAAAAATCGCAACGTTCAGTGGCAAAAGCGCAAGCCACAGGGAAGGCATTAGCGAAATTAAATGCAGAAGATGTATTGGCTTCACGCAAAATTACGCCAGATATGCAAGGCTACGATAAGGCCTTACAAGCTGAAATTGAGGCACAACTGGCACTGCAAGCCAAACGGACGTATAAACCCAGCCATAAATCAACCATTGATTATGCCAAGCAATACACCAAAATCTTAACGGAATTGGAGGAAAAACAAGCCTCACTGATTGCTGATGGGCAAAGTATTCAGCTGTATGGCACTACCTCTTCCTTTAATGAATACACATCCGCATTAGCCGATATCAAACAGAATAAAGACAAGTTTGATGCCATCTTAAAAATCGATCCCAACGCCATTGAGACGATAAAAGAAAAAGCGAAAGCCATTGATGATCTGGCGCGTGCCAACTCGGTTGCGCAATTTGCTTATGATCGCGGTAAAGAAATTGAGCAGATGCAATTTGAAACTTCCTTGATAGGAAAATCGCGCGCAGAGCAAGAAAAGCTCAATGCCCTTCGACAGATTGATGTGCTGTATCAGCAAGCCAGTGTGGATTTAGGCGAAAAAGAGCTGGTGAACTTACAACGCAATGTTGAACTCACTAAACAGAAGATTGAGGAAGAGCTGAGGAAGCGAGAAGCCATGAAAGGTGATCCGATGGCGGGATTAAAACAAGGCTTATCGGATTTCAGTGAGTCAGCCATGGATGTGATGGAGAACGTCAGAAATGTCACTACCAATGCCCTTAATAATATGTCTGATGCATTAGCCGATTTTGCTTTAACGGGCAAAGGAAGCTTTAAAGATTTTGCTAATGCGGTGATCTCCGATATCACTCGAATGGTGATGAAAATGTTGGTTTTCAAAGCCATTGAAGCAGGCGGGCAGGCAATGGGTTTTGATATGGGATGGATGAGCAAAGGGCATGCTTACGGTGGTTATACGGGGCATGGAGGAAAATTTGAGCCTAAAGGAATTGTGCATGGTGGTGAGTTTGTTTTTACCAAAGAAGCGACGGCTAAATTGGGTGTCGGTAATCTCTATCGCTTAATGCATGCGGCGCAAGGTTATGCTTCGGGGGGCTTTGTGGGGGCGGTCGCAGGGCGAATACCCGTTACACCACAACCAACGTTAGCCCGTGCGGGTGGTGTACAAATGACCGTCGTTAATCATATTACGGTGACAGGAAATGGTGACGCTGTACTTGCGCAGGCAATGAAAGAAGCTGCACAACAAGGGACAGAAGCCGGCGCACAGAAAGCTCACGCGATGATGTTACAAGACTTTCAAAGTAATGGTGCAGCACGCAGAACATTAGGAGTCTAAATGTCTATTCTTGAATGGCCAAAAGAGGTGATCCCCACACAGGAAAACTGGCAATTATTGAGTAACAGCAAAACCTTTACCTCGCCATTTAATGGAAGTAGTCAAACGGTACGCTTTCCGGGAAGTCGTTGGCGTTGTGAGCTGACATTCAATAATTTAAATGAAGAGAAATCGCGCCAGTTAGAAGCGCTGGTGGCTTCATTGGATGGCATGTCGGGGCGAGTCAAAATATCGAGTTGGATAAGAAAAGGGCGTTATGGGTATGGTTCGCCTCGTGTTGCAATACCAAGCCAATTGGGGAATCGGCTAGAAACAAAGGACTGGAAGCGCAATATGCGTGTGTTACAGCAAGGGGATCGTTTAACTGTGGGTAATGAACTCAAAATGGTGGTGGCTGATGTGGTTAGTGATCATCAAGGCCGTGCCATTATTCCTATTTCACCGATGTTAAGAACGTCACCTACCGTCAATGAAATGCTCGAGGTTGAACGTCCTTTTGGAGTTTTTCGGCTCGTTGATAATGAACAGGGGAAATTTCAGCATCGTCGCTTGGGGTATACCAATATCACGTTATCTTTTGAGGAGGTGTTGTACTAATGCAATATCATCCATTTTCTGATGCCATGGTCAACGCGATTAATGAAGGGGCTTATATCGTTTTAGCCGCCAGACTCGATTTGAAATCAGGCGTCACCTGTGCGCATACCAGTGTTGGGCAACTGATTATTGCGGGTGAAACCTATTTAGGTGTAGGAAGTTTAGGCGAAATCAGTCAGCTAAAAGAAAATAAGACAACCAGCCCTCCGCAATTACAGCTTAAATTAGCCGGTTTTGATAAATCGCTGGTGGGAATGGTGATGAATGAGCAAAGTCGAGGACGCGAAGTCCGGTTGATGATGGTCGCCATCGGTGAAGAGGGAAAACCGCTTCTTGCTGAAGTCTTATTTGTCGGACAAATCACATCGATTAATGTGGTGTCTGGCGAAGAAAATGCCGTATGTGTTAATGTTTCTAATCGATTCGAGCGATGGTCAATCGGGTTACCCGATAGATTCACCGATGAGTCGTGGTCATCTCGAAGACAAGGTGATCGTATCTTTCGTTATGTTGCTCAAATGGCTGAACGGGCTATTTATTGGGGCAGCAAGAAAGATGCCCCTGCATTTATTTATAAATAATCCTATTGCTTTGTTAAACCCACTTTTGTGGGTTTTTTGCTATTTAAGGTCAGTACATGAAACAACCCAACTGGACACTTAAATTACCCGAAACCATAAGGGCGGCAATGAGTCGCCCTTTTTCATGGGGTGAATTTGATTGTTGTATTTTTGCCTCTGAATGTATTTACGCACAATGCGGTTTCTCTCCGATAAAGCCTTATCTCAATCACTATAAAACCAAAGCCGAAGCCTTCAACCTGCTCAAATCTAAATTTGGCTCCTTAGAGAAAGCCGTATCACGCTATTTCAAATCCATTGAGATTGAGCGCGTTCAGCGTGGCGACCTCGTACTGTTTAAAGGTGAGGACGGTGACAGTTTAGCTGTGGTTTGGGCGGGGCATTATTGGGGCGTAACCCCACAAGGCGTGAAGCCAGTGCAGATTAACCCAATCAAAGCGTGGAGAGTGGAATAATGGGTGGGAGTGGTGGATTAATTTCAAAAGTCGTGGGCGCAGGCTTAATGATTGCAGGGCTATTTACCGGAGGCGTTACCTCGGCGATGGGGATGGCACTGATGGCAGCAGGCGTCGCAGTCCAAGTCGCGGGTTCGCTTATCTTTAAGCCTAAACTGCCTTCCATGAATTATCGAGATACGGGTGAACGCAAACAGATGTTACGTTCATCGTCTGCGCCTGAAACCGTGATCGTCGGAAAAACAGTGATATCGGGTTTGCTTTTCTTTGCCGAAGAAGAGGCGGGTGAACAAGATGAAAACGAAAAAATCACACTGACATTGGCTCTGGCAGGGCACCCCATAGAGAAAATCGGGAAGATTTGGTTGGGTGATGATCTCATTGAGACGTTTGGTGATAAAGCGTCATGGGAATTACATAACGATAGGGAAGATGTCGATCCCTTTATGCTTAAAAATTGCCCGTCATGGAAAGAGGATATGATTGGGCGAGGTCTGGCGTGGTTACGTGTGACACTCACATTTGACCAAGAAAAATTCCCCTATGGATTACCCAATGTGAAATGTGAAGTTTGGGGAAAACATCTGTTTGATCCTCGCACTGGGCAAACTGCATGGAGTAATAATGGGGCTTTAGTTATTTTGGATTATTACCGCCATTATTTAAAAGTGCCTGATACGGATATTGATTTTGACAGCTTTAAACAGGCAGCCGATTTATGTGATGAAAAAGTGGGTCTGCCAGAAGGTGGATTTGAGTCGCGATATACCCTTAATGGTGCTTATGATTTAAATGAGAGTCCATCCAGTGTTTTGGAAGCGATGCACAAATGTATTAACGCTGAACCGACATTTACAGCAGGAAAACACGGTATTCAAATCGGCGCATATTATGGGCCGGCAATAAAAACTATCACCGAATCACAATTGATTGGTACCGTCACTTGTACCCCTGAAACAGGTTTAAAAGACGCGACCAATGCGGTGTATGGCACGTTTATTGATGCCGAACAGTTGTATACAAAAACGGATTTCACGCCTGTAATTGTGGACGAATGGGTGAAAGACGATGGCTTAGAAATTCGGGAGAATATCGACTATCGTTTTGTCACCAGCCCTTATCAAGCCCAACGATTAGCCCGCCAATATCTTCGCAAAAAGAAAGCAGGAAGACGGGTTCAACTCACTATGAACTTAGACGGCTATGCTTATCGTCCGGGGGAAGTTGTGCTTTTAGAATTACCGGCTTTGGGGATTAGTGGACTGGAATTTCGTATTGCCGAATGGTCTTTTCATGCTTTAGAGGGTGTGGCTTTAACGTTGGAAGAGGATGGTGCCTATTTATATGAAGATGTGATTGGCAAACCGTTTGAGCGTCCGCCATTTGTGAGTTTACCCGCTGGTGGCGTTGCTTCACCTATTAATCTTACCTTTGTTCCACTTGCAGTCAGTGACATCGTACAAGGTACACTTTCTTGGCAGAATGTTGCTACTGATGTGCGTTATAACACTGTCACTATTCTTCAAGAAGGCAATGTTATTCAATCTATTCAGGTACCGGCTGAGCGTGTTGATATTAACGGATTAGCACGAGGGACTTATCGTGTTGAAGTTAGAGCAACAAACGTTGCCGGCGCAATGTCGGCACCTGCTATCAGTGACTTTGCCATTCAAGCGCCACCGCCTCCTGAGCATATTGATGTTACCTCTGGTTTATTTAATCTGACCATTGCACCGAAACAAGGCGATAGCGCTGTCTTTGGTTATACCTTTGAATTTTGGTTTAGTGAGGAAAAGCTCGCTGATCTTTCTGAAAATGAAGTGATCACCAAAACAAATAAAGTTGGCCAAGGGAATTTCTGGACGCAAGAGAATTTAAAAGCAGGGCATACGTATTATTTTTATGTTCGAACAATCAACAGCTATGGCAAATCACCGTTTGTGGAAGCTTCGGGTACTTGCTCTTCTCAAACCGATTTAATTCTTGAGGAATTAGCGGGGCAAATTAGCCGAGATCAACTCGCACAAGACCTATTGGGTGAAATTAACAGCAAAGCTAACCAAATCGATATTACTGAATTACATGAGTTAATGAGGATAAATCACGATAAGCTTTTAGAAGAGTCAATGAGGCAAGGCGCGACGATTGAAGAAAGTGAAAAAAAACGGGAGGAGGCAGAAAAATTACTGGCTGAGCGGATGAATAAAGTTTCAACGGCAACAGAAGCACAGGCGGCAGCGATTAAACAAGAGCAACAAGCGCGTATTGAGTCTGATCAAACCGAAGCGCAACAACGCCAATCTTTAGCGACACAACTTCGAGGTGATTATACCGGCAATGATTTATCGAAAGTCACCGCAGGACTTATCTCCGCCGAGAAACAAGCACGTGTTACAGGTGACCAAGCGGAAGCCAAAGCCAGACAATCACTGGAAACACGGATGAATGGGAATGTTTCCGCGATTAATCAATCACTAGAAACCCTCACCTCGAAACAGCAAGCACAATCGAAAGATATTTCAGGCCTCAGTTCAACCCTGAAGGGAAAAGCCGACAGTAGTGTGGTCAATGCGTTAAATACGCAAGTGTCTAATCTCGATGGCAAAGTCACCTCCGCAACCTCTCTGGTACAAACGTTATCCAGCAAATTAGATAAAGTGAAAGCTGATTTAACGGAGTCTGTGGTGGTGGATTTAGATTTATCAAAACTCAATGAAAACATCTATTATCCGGTGATTTTGCCATTAGCGACCTCTCGACGTTATGCCTTTAAGGTCTTTAGAACTTTAGGGCAATATTCAGACAATAAACCCAGCTATGCAACTCACAGCACCAAAGGTTTTGCCGTGATTGTGGAATGGCAAGTGAGTGCTTCTGGATGGGGAACTCAGTCTGAAAACCGTATCATTGATAACTTTGATTGGCGATGGACAAATCAATCCCCTGTGATGGGGCCTGCTCAATTAACGAATGGCTCTGTGGAATATATCTATTTGCGGGGAGGGGCAAAATATCAGTTAACTAAACACAAAAGTGTTAACCATCAAATCATCACCAGCACTTATACCAACAACAAGCAATCGGTGGCACCAAAGGGGTTTGTGGCGAATGAAGTACCTAAGTCCAGCGAACAGAAAGCCAATGCAACGGCGAATGCGGTAAACCAACTTGAAACTAAGGTAACTGAGGTTTCAGGTAAAGTGACCTCTACCGCCCAGCAAGTGACTCGTTTAGAAAGCCAAGTGGGTACAAGTTCAGCCAAAATCGAGCAAACTTCGAAAGTGGTCACAGACATAAATGGCAAAATTTCGGCATCATGGACAATGAAAGTACAGCAGGATAGCAAAGGGAATAAAGTCATTACTGGCATTGGTTTAGGGTTTAATGCGCAAGGAAATAGTCAATTTCTGGTCAATGCCCAAAACTTTGCGGTGATATCGTCATTAAACGGTAAAGTGGTGACGCCGTTTGTGATCCAAAATGGACAAGCTTTTTTCAATGATGCGTTATTTAGTAAGGCAACCATTGATAAATTATCGGTAGGTAAAAAAATCACATCCACTAATTATTTAGCGGGTAAGAAAGGATTTAATATTGATGCCACAACAGGGAATGTTGAATTAAATGATGCAGTATTTCGTGGACGGTTAGATATTAACTCAGGAGGAACAAAAGGGCGGTTAGTGATCACGAATAATACTATTTATGTTTATGATGAAAATAATAAGTTGGTTGTTAAATTGGGCTACTTGGGTTAGTCGAATTCTTTTTCATAAAAAGGTCAATAAAATGCCATGGGGATTAACAATTTATAATGATAAAGGCGCGGTGGAAAACATCACCAGTTCATCATTTGTGCTCGACTTTATTAAAATTACAGGAGATGGAAGCAAACAATACACTGTTCCTAGTGGGTTAACGTTGTATGCAACAGCAATAGGAAGGCATAGTATTCGCACTTCTGTTTCAGGCAATACCGTCTATTGGAAATCCAATATAACCTCGCCATCGATGGATGGCATTATTATTGTGGGGTTAAAATAAATGAGTCAATATGGTTTGAAAGTATTTAATGGAAAAAATTCAGAGTATTTAAGTACATTAGAATCATTTGTTTTTTTTAAACGCATTAATAATATTAAAAAAGGAAATTATAATACAGGAATAAAAGAAACGGATGATCCACCAATGGTCTTTTCAAGATGTACATCAATACAGTCTGTTATTCCTGCTTCAATTTCGGTTATAAAAAAGGATGGATATTGGAACATTACTTGTCAACAAAACGGTGATGTTCTTTTTGAGTGTTATTTATTCGTCAGAGCCTCATATTATAATAAAGCCAAACCTCAAAAATGGGGTATTCAGATATTTAATAATAACCAGTTGCTTCAAGTCTCAGGAGCAAGACCATTAAGAATTCAGTCCATCACTGGGTTTTCTAATGGTAGACCTATTGGTAATGAATTATCAGTGGGTATCCAATGCGCTTCACTGTGTCGAGTTGTCGGATATTACTCCACACCAACATCTCCTTATCAACATGCCGTTATTGAAGTGGGAAGTTGCGGTTCAGGTACTAAAATTGTACCAATGCGATGGCAATTAACGGTATTGCCAGGGCCAAGTGCAGATTCAAGTACGGATGATGTGGTGCAATATATTGATATTAAGGATTATCAATAAGGAATAGTGAATGTTATTTTTAATGTTGGAAGTGATATGTTTTTTAAATTTTAAATAATTTAAATGACTTTATTCTGTATAGATAAAGTATTATAGTTATAGAAAATAAAATCAAGTATAAGATGAGTAAAATGGCTATCAAATCTATTGAAATAAGAAATATTCTATCCTTTGATAGTGTTGTTATTAATGATATTAATGAAATAAACTGTATTGTTGGAAAAAATAATGTTGGAAAATCAAACTTATTAAAGGTGATACGCTTTTTTTATGATAGATTAGATGGAAAAAAACTCATTGGTTTAGAGTTAAATAATTCATATACACCATATGGTTATATAAAAATAAGCTATGACCTATCTAGAATAAAAAAAATAGTTACATCAAAAAATAGTAATAAGAGTTCATATTTTAAACATATATATAATGTTTTTTTTAAAGGTGAATTAACTGGTGATGCTCGGATTTTTAGTGATGAAATATCAGAACCTAGTTGTGTTTTTAGTCTGGAATTAATAATTAATAAAGATGGCATGTCAAAATGGTCCATTGATAATAAAGATAAATTGAAAGTCATAAGTTATCTATATCCTTTTTTTGATATAGAAACAAGGCATATAAATTTATATGACTGGAATAAATTATGGGTCATAGTCAGCCAATTGAAATCTTTTAATATGTCATCTTTTAATAAGGATAATTTAGTTGAATTTATTAATGAAGAAATATCGCCGACTAGTGATGGTTATAAAAGATATTTATCAGAAATTCAAGATGTAATTGATACGTTTAAATACTCATATAAAGAAAAAATTCTTGGTTTAATTAAAGTTGGACTTAACGGGCATCGCTTTTCTATTGATGGAAATGTTTTAGAAAAACAATCTGATGGAACCAATTCCTTTAGGTATATTAGCACTTTTTTAACATTGATTATTTCCTTGACAAGAAGAGAATTTATCACACCATTTATCTTTATTGATGAACCTGAAATAGGGTTACATCCTAAAATAGCTGAAGAACTAATTTATAATATATTTGAAGTTGTAATTAAATATCAAAAAAACTCATTGTATAATATAGGTAAATATAATACACCGTTACCAAAAATAATATTTTCAACACATTCACCAAATATTGTAAAAAGTATAATGAAGTTATTTCCTACTAATAATAGTATCTTTCACTTTTCAAAAAATGAAGGAGATGAAATTACAAAAATTAGGAAATTAAAAACGGATTATAAAGATGACCGGTTTTTGAATGCATTTAGTGATAATGAAGCAAGGTTACTTTTCAGTGATTTTATTTTTTTTGTTGAAGGGGCTACTGAGATAGAGTTATTTGGTAACAGAAAGCTACAACGATATTTCCCAAAATTAAAAAAAATTGATTTTTATTCAGGTGACAATGTATTAATTGAAAATATTTCTCCATCATATACTAAAGCTGTAACGCCATATTTATTTCTTTTTGATATGGATAAAGCAATGGATGTGGTTAATGGGAATAACAATTTTCACAAGATAGAATTAAAAGGTAATGGAAATATTTTCACATTTAAAAATATAAAAAAAGAAATTGAAAATAAAAAATATTCATATAGTAAAGAACATAATGAAATTTTTTATTTGGTTAATAAAATAGCTAGTTATAATGAATGGAATATTAAAATAAGTAAAAAAACATTAAGTAATATTGATGGGAATCATGGTGAATTCTTAGAGTTAAAAAAAGATATTCAAAATTATCTAATAAAGAAGAATGTATATATTTTAGACGATACTATTGAAGGGGTACTTATATGTAGGCAATCTTCAGAAATATTTTTTAAATGGTTGGAGTCTAAAGAGGTACCTATCAATAATTTAATTAATAAACTAAATAATAGAAATTATCTAACGAAAGATTTGCTTTTGGTTTATATTAGGCTAATATTTGGCGGTAAAAGTGAAGTTTTGCAAAAAAGTAAAAATGTATCTAAACATAATAAAATATATAAATTCGTAAATGATAATATTATTGGAAATAAAGTATCAAGTACAAAAACAGGTGGATGGGTAAATGAATTTTTAACTTATGCTATAGATCACATTGAAACTAGCTGTAAGGGAAATAATTTCTACATTTATTTTTCTAGGTATTTCCCTCAATTATCTGATATAATAAAAAAACTCCGGTTTTGATAGTTTGAAGGGCACGGTCACAGGAGCTTAACCTGATTGTGTGCTAGCTTAAGCCTAGCCTAGCCTATATTAACCAGTTAGCTTATGATTTCCTCATTGGAATACTAAAGGTTACCTTTTTAATTGCACAGAGTGAAAATCTGTTATTGGTATCAAGATCGGAGTTTTTTATGGTTAAGTTGAATCGAGAGTTTTTTATTTCAAACTTTATAGTGTTAAAAAATAGTGAATCGGGGTTATCTGAGTTTATAAATTCAAATACTATTCCTTGGGATAATGTTACTGAAATAAAATTAAAAGGTAAATATTATTACTCTTTATCTAAAAGAATAGTTCATAATGTTGATTACGTAAAATCTCAACGGAAAATATATGATTATTTTTCTAATGTTATACCTTTAAATAATAATTCTTTTGCTTATAAAAAAGAAACGTGTTACTTAGATTATCTAAGACCTCACATTGGGAATTATTTTTTTTTGAAAATTGATATAGTATCTTTCTTTCATTCAATAAAAGAATCCTATGTTAGAAAAGTATTTTATGACTATATTAATGATGAGTTTTTAGATAATGACAAGAAGTGTTCTTTAATAGATGCATTGATAAAATTAACATCCATTAATATTTCTAGTGAATCAAAAAATACTTCTTATATTAATAAAAGAGTTTTTCCAATAGGATTTTCTTCATCACCCATAATATCTGAAATTTATTTTCGACCTATTGATGTATTATTAATGAAACTATGCTCAGATTTTGAACTCACTTATACAAGATATGCTGATGATATTTTGATTTCTGGGAGTATTAATAATAAATATATAGCTAATAATTGGGATTTTATATACAATCGTATTTTTGAGATTTTAAGCTATTATAAATTAAAAATAAATACAAGAAAAACTATCAATAAGAAAAAGTGCTTATCTATAAATGGTTATGTTTTAGAGTCTATGTATTATAATAACCGGTTATTATTTTCTGAGCTTAGAATTTCAAATTTTAAATTAAAAAAAATAAATAAAGCCCTATTTTATCTTGAAGAAAATACTTATATTAAGAATGAAACGATAAAATATGTCATGGAAAAGGTGTTTAATGATAAGTTTAAAAAAGATAAATTTAAATATACAATCACACAATCATTTATTGATAGACATTATATTTTTGCATTAACAAATAAAATGAGAGGCTTTAGGGCTTATTTGCTTTCTTTTATTCTCTACGATAGAAAATATATAATTTTGCAGAAAGAAACTAAAGATAAATATTTAAAAATAATTAGAAGAATAGAATTAATTATAGATGAGCTACTAAAGAAATAATGATTTAATCAATGTGATAATAATGATATGAAAGGGAGGGATTAATTGATTTTCCCTCTTTTAAGTTTTAATACTTTCATAATATGAACGAAAATTTTTTATTTTATAGATTAAATTATAATAATCCATACTAATATTTTCCTTGAGAATTGATATTTTTGATGGTTTTTACTAAAGATGATTGGTACTGTAAAAAAGACTAGTATCACCGCTTCTGATATTAAAATAATCCTCCCCAAAACTCCCCCAATCCAAATTAAAAATCAACCAGTTACATACAAACCAAGATCACATAAAAAACAAATTATCACTCCAATAATTATAATTTATTTAATAAGTTACTTAATTATTATGGGTATAATGTTACGCCACATGGGTTGGACAGAAGCCGCTGACTTAATCATTAAAGGTATGGAAGGCGCGATTGCCGCTAAGACTGTAACTTATGATTTCGAACGTCAGTTAGAAGGCGCTAAACTGCTGAAATGTAGCGAGTTTGGTGACGCGATTATCAAACATATGTAATTGTTGATTTGATAAATAGTTAACGGGAGCTTATTAGTTCCCGTTTTTTATTGTCAATCTTGAAACGGTTATCAAAAAGTTATCAAAACGAATTATCAAAACCACCTAAATTTTGAGCAATTAAATCACGATTTTTATCCAATCTTTTCCTCGATCATCATGGTATTTATCTGTTTGAATTTGGTTCTTATGACCGAGTAAATCTTTAGTATTTATACCTTGTGCTCTATATAACCTTTCAGATAAAGATCGTTGTTCGTGAAACGTTGCAGGTGTTCCTTCTCCCCAATCAATATCTGTTTTATTTCTCGCCTTTTTAAAGTTAGTCGTTAGTGTATTTGCAGTAACTTGATCACCACGTTTAGATTGTGAAGTAGTATGAAAGTAGTGAATAAGATAAGGGCTAATAACGCGATCTCGACAACGGGCAACAACATCACGTAATGACATATTTAATTGTTCAGAACGCAGTGATAATGGAATAGCTAATTTAGTACCCGTTTTTTCTTGAGTGATATGCAAATGATCATCCCAAATATCACTAAACTTCATTGCGGAAATATCACCTAATCGTTGGCCTGTAATAAGTGCAAGCAACATAGCATTCCCGACATAACGATGTTGTTCATCAGCAATCTCAAATATCTTTTTCCATTCATCAAAATTAAGGCGTTGGCGAGTTACTTTTCTCTTTGGCTGTTTGGTAGCGAGGGCAGGGTTATAACCAGGAGGAACTTCACCTGCATGTTGTGCTTCTTTAAATACATCAATTAAAACAGAGCGAATAACTTGTGCCATTCTGTGCTGACCATTAGATTTATATTCATCCAGAATTTCAGCAATATCTCTGGCATCAACTGCGGGTAATGGTTTCATGGATAAGGCTTGCCTCATTAAATCTACCGGCTTCCTTTTTTGTTTATAAGTATTCGGTTTTATATCACCTTCCTTTAAACGCTCTTCTTGAATAATCCAGTATTTATCTAACCAAGTATTAACCGTGATTTCCTTACCTTTAATTTTTGCCACCCGATCACTAATAGCCATAACTTGTCGGCTGCGTTGTTCCGCTAACCTTGTGTTAGCTTCAATAGCGATTGCTTTCGCCTCGGCTTCATTATCACCGAGGGCATGATATTTACCTGTTACAGGATGGCGATAACGCCAATAAACCTTGTTAGCTTTACGACTAAATAATGGGTAAAGATTCGGGATATTGACGTTATTTTTACGAGGTCTGGCAGCCATCTTTGAGGATCCTTTGTAAAATAGGGTTATCGTTGTTATTGATAACCGGTGATGTCAAATTACCGACAAGGTCGGCATCTTCTCTCACGCGCCAAATGCCACCTTCTTTCCTTGCTGGTGGGTAGAACAGGCCACCACGAGCATATCGTTGTAGCGTTCCTAACTTTGGTGGACGACTTTTATATCTTTCTTGCGCCCACTCCTCTAAAGTCAACATTTGCATATTTTTCTCTCCACACTGTCCGTACACAGTTTAAATAGATATTAGTTAATGCTGGTGGTAATTATTCAATCTCTTTAAGAAAAGAGATCCAATGTGTCTTATCATTTTTCCCTACACGCTGAACAACGGTTGGTTTTTCATTGGTTAAGGCTAATATTTGTTTGGCTGGTATTTGGGTTTCATTCCATTTGAACAGCAATGTTCCTCCGGGTCTGAGCACTCTAAATGCTTCACTAAACCCTTTACTTAAATCTTCTCTCCATGATTCTTTATTTAACGAACCGTATTTTTTAAACATCCAGCTATTTTTACCAACTTTAATTAAATGTGGAGGGTCAAATAGCACCTGATAAAAGGTATTATCTGGTAATGGAAGATTTTTAAAATCAGAAATAATATCTGGTGTTATATTTAAAATTCTTCCATCACATAAAATATGTTCTTCGGCTCTAATATCATTAAATAAAACACGGTCATCCTGTTTATCAGAATAAAACATACGAGAGCCACAACACATATCAAGTATTGGTTTCATTATATTACCTGATTTTTTTACGATTAATTTATTGAAATATCTGATTTTATTCTATTAAAACGAACAACTGAATTTTCAGCTATTGATTTTATAGATAAAATTAATTCTTTTTTCTCATTAAAATCAATAAGATTTTTATGAGTTAAAATAAAGTGTAGTAAAATTTTATTTTTCTCTAATTCTTTTATTAATCCATATTTTTCAATAAATTCTTTATCAAGGTAATGATTTAAATTAAAAAACTGCATATTAATACTAGAGTAAATATCAAAATGAAATTCATCACCATTGATGTCGTCAATTATTTGAACAACATTGTCATTATAATAGATATTGAAAGAATGATTTGATTTTAATATTTTTTCACTAAAATCAACCAAATTTATATGTAATGTAATTATTTCATCTACTAGATTTTCTATAATTAATTTAGTTATTTTATTTTGACTTTTCTTTACTTTATTATCTTTTTTAATTTGAACACAAAGGGTAAAAAAAGCAATCAAGACACCAATGCATGTTAATGAGTTAACCACTATTAAATATAAGTTATTCATAATTTTTCCTTATTTAAAGCAGGAATCATACTCACATCCATGTGACTAATCCACAGTCAAAATGCCTCCTTAGTCTACTTTGCGAAACTCAATAACCCACACCCAAGGATTTTTATAAAAACTATCTACGCCGTATATTGATTGTCATAAGGCGCAGAATGCTGATTTTGCTGTTTGATATGGCTGGTTACTTTTTTTCACGCCCACGCTCTTTGGTTATAAAACTAACTTTATAAAAATGGCTGACTGAGCAGAACATTATCACCACACCCCCAGTGTTGGTTTAAGACTCAGCCAGCCATTGTTTCTCTTCACACGTTCTCTTCACACATAAAAATCATTTACTTTGTATACAAACTTGCTATCTGAGATAACAATAATGCAAATTTGCATATTGCGCAATATTAATTTGCGAAATTTACAAATAAGCAAGCAAAAAAAAGCCTGAAATATGTTCAGGCTGTTTATGCAAATGATAGTTTTGTTATGCGTGGCGTCTATATTCGTGGCTTTGGCTGATTAAAACCTTCCCATGAACACAAAATCTATGCTCATTTGAACTATTTATTTTCCACTGTGTATATTTAGGGTTATCAGAGAGAACAATTATTTCATCGGGAACTATCTGAAGGCGTTTTACGTGTATGTTTCCATCAAAAGAAAACACATAAATACCATCACCATCAATATAATCTATCGAAATATCAACAAAAATAAGGTCGCCGGGCTCTATTGTACCCGACATGCTATCACCACGAACATTGATAACTTTTACTGAGTGCGCAGGGCGAGAACCAAATAGTAACCTAGCTTGCTCTGTATCATATTCAATGGAATGAATGACATCTATGACATCACTTGTTCTCACGCAACCAGGTCCTGCACTCGCGCTAATATCAAGTAGTTGCACTTTATAAAGATCCTCGTTTATTACGTCATGATTCAAATCACTGTGTTTATATACAGTATGATTATCACCATCTGAAAATAAATCAAGTAAAGATATTGATAGTGCGTTAGCAATTTTTCTTAATTGTTGTTCAGTAAACGATTTTTGTTTACCTGTTTCAAGACGAGACACATTACCCGGATCGCTATCAATAGCGTTAGCCAGCTCGGCAATTGTCATATTCCGCTCTAAGCGGATTGATCTGATTTTTTTTCCTATTTCCATGCCGTAATTACAAATCCTTTTTGCGTTATTTGCAAAGTAAATTGCGCAAATTGAATTGGTGTTATATTATGCTTAAAACGCAAAATTAGGAGGCGTAATGCAAACACCATTAAGAACTTTGCGAATAAAGCAAAATCTTACGTTAAGTAAAGTAGCTGAAGCTGTTCAAATTGATGTAGGAAATCTTAGCCGTATTGAAAGAGGCGCCCAAAAAACCTCATTAGAGGTCGCAGAGCGACTGGTTGCTTTTTTCAACGGTGAATTAACAGAAATGCAAATTTTATATCCGAAGAAGTTCAGCAATCACAGATAAGTTACTTCTTATTCTCTGAATTTGTAACTACAAGAATTTATCAATGGTGGTAGGAAATGAGTAACCAATCAATAAAACAGGTAGTGAAAGAAATGTGTGAGGCAACAGCTGGTGGGCGTGAGGCAATGGCTGGAGCACTGGGTCTGTCTTTAACGTCATTCAATAACAAGCTTTATGAGAAAAACGGTTGTCGCTCATTTGATTTAAATGAGTTGTTAGCGATGCAAGATATTTCTAAGACCGTTTTATTTGCTGAATTTGTCGCTCGCGAATCAAATCGTTTACTCGTTGACAGAATTAGTCCGGCTGAACTGGATGAGACGGAATTGTTTGCGCTGCGTAGTGGTGTTGACGAAATGCAGGGGCGTTTAGCGTTATTTATGAAAGATAGCTTGGCTGATGGCGTTATTGATAACGAAGAAGAGCAAAAGATAAAAATGATGCTGGATGGATTAATTTCACAGATCCGCACATTTATGAATGCGTTTGTTTCGTTGCATCAAAAGAGAAATTAAAGATGGCTATATCCAGAAAGGGTGAAGCCAAAGGTGTACGGCCTCTGGCTTCGGTTTGCAAATTTCAATTGTGTGAAGAGAAATTAGCATGAGTAGATTAGCGCATTTAATACCTAAAAAGCAATTCCGTTGTTTACCACTGACTAACGGTAAGTCATTTCGCTATGTAGAAATCATAGCGTCTGACGAACAACCAAACAACTACCAACAAAAAACAGGTTTGGTAGATAGACAGTCGCTTAAAAAGGCATGGGCTGATTTTTATTTTTCAAGTGGAGAGCGGGGCAATGAACAATGAGAACCCAAACCAACTTGATCGCTACTACAAAAATCACAGGGGTATCGTTGTTCATGTTGTTCGTTATGACAGAGAAAAACAGCGTGTCATTTTTATGCTCGATGGTTGTGACGATCCGCAATGTGAACCCTTGCAACGATTTAAAGAGAAGTACACACGTATTAAGTAATGAGGTGGCAAGATGAGTTTATTATTACTAAAAAGTCGCCCTTTAGTCGTTATTCCTGAATTAGCGGTGCGCCTTGGTTTAAATGAGGCGATGCTGTTACAGCAAATTCAATATTGGCTAACTGAAACTACTTCAGGTGTTGAATATGACGGCTCGCGCTGGATTTATAACACCGTCGAAGAGTGGAAGAATCAATTTCCTTTTTTCTCTGAATCAACGATTAAACGTGCTTTTACTAATTTGAAAAAGCAGGGCGTTTTACGCATCGAACAAATCAATAAATCGAACCATGACCGTACTAATTATTATGCGATTAATTACGATCACCACTTGCTGACCGATGAGGTCAATATGACCCAATCGAATGGTGATAACTCATCTAATCGAACAGTTCAAAATGACCTTATCGATAAGCGCAAATTGAAACCTTCAAACAGTTCAAAATGCGCTGTTCTGAACGGGTCAAAATGGCCTGTTCTTACAGAGAATACAACAGAGATTACTTCAGAGAGTACAACAGAAACAGATCATTCGTCGCAGAATTCTGGCGAATCCAGCGACCAGCCTAAAAATGATTTTTTAACTCGTTATCCCGAAGCCGTGATTTACAGCGCTAACTTCCAAAAATGGGGTGATGAAGGTGATTTGAAAACAGCAAAATGGATGTTTGGTCGTGTTAAAAAACTGAATCCATCCGCGCTAGAGCCTACTTGGTATGACTGGGCGAACGATATTCGTTTGATGCGTCAAATCGATGGACGTACCCATGAGCAAATTTGTGCCTTGTTCGATTGGGCCAACAAAGATTCATTCTGGCACCAAAACATTTTAAGCCCTCGTAAATTACGTAAACACTTTGATGAGCTGATCGTTCGTAGCCAAAAGCCAAAGGATGAGCCAAAGGTTCAAGTTGATACCGTTGAACGTGACAGCGCATTCTCACGCCTGATTGGTTCTCGTTCTAAACCTCAAAACCGTATTGAAGAGATCGCACTTGAATTAGCGGGTAAGACAGGTATTCGCCGTATGAGTGAGTTTTCTGGTCGTCAAGCATGGAACAGCATTTGGAAACAAGCGACTGAAATGTCGCAGGAGGTTCAGTAATGCTAACTAAATACATTTTGTTTGTTGGGTTTTGGTTTGTAGTGACATTACTGATTGGCTTATGGGGGACTTATGCCTGAACTCATGCTCACATTGCCATTTCCACCTAGTGTGAACACCTATTGGAGAAACACAAAGAGAGGAACCTTAGTTAGTGCAAAAGGGCGAGCCTTTAGAGCAAATGCGATTGCAGCAGTCTATGAACAATTAAAGCGTAGACCTAAAGCTATTGAGAGTGATTTGTTTCAGTGAAATTATATCCACCAACTAAGCAAGCTAGAGATATTGATAATTTCTTAAAAGCACCTTTTGATGCGCTTACTCATGCGGGTGTATGGGGCGATGATAAACAGATTAAAAAAATGGATGTTGAATGGATGGACGTTATTAAAGGCGGGAAGCTTGAAATAACCATTCGTCAGCATAGTAAAAGAGTGATGTACGGTCACGAGTAAAAGTGGAGAGAAATAACATGAATGGATTAATTGTTATTGATGAAATTTCGACCGCTCCTGTGATCACAGGAGCGCCTATTGCTACTGCTAGAGGCTGTCCGTTTGGGAAGAACATGACCAGTCCTAATAATCCTCGCGAAACCCAACCGCATTTCTTTGAGAGTAAAACGGATGAGCTGATCCGCATGGTGATGCTGAATAAACAGGTGAGTGCATGAAATTATTATTAACTCCCTACATTCAACCTGAACTGGGTGTTGTATTACTTAAACCAGGCGCTGAGTTACTCGAGCAATTTAAGAAGCACCACCGTGTGATCATCAGTGATGTGCCAAAAAGCTTAGATGTGTTGCCCTCAGGTGCATTAACAGGTGATGAACAGCCAATTTTAAACAATAAGCACATCGTCCAATTTCTCAATAACAAAAAAGTGATCCACACCATCGATAAAGTATCACCGATGGATACGTGGGTTATCCGTCATATTCAATGCTGTCAGATTGATAACGATGAAGATAATTATCATCACCATGAGTTAGTGACGACCTTTCACGAGGCAGGCGTGATCCGCACCTGTTGGCATCATGATAACCATATTCGTCATTCATCTGCAGGGTGGGTTGCTGAATTAGCTCATAAAAATCGTATTAATTGGATGTTAGATACTATTCGTTTTCGGTTGAGATTAGATAGTGGCCACCAGCTAACGATACCTGATTTTTTCTCATTTGCAGTAATGCATAGCTTGGTTGATGAATTACCCGAAGCAATATTACGCCAGATTTTAAATTGGTCAGATAAACAAGAAGAACGCAGAGTTCACGGTGGTTTTCCTGAGGCAGATATTATTCCAAGCAACGTAACCGCATTATCTGTAATGAATGAGCGTCTAGATGCGATAAAGCCGGTTATTAAAGTTGTTATAGATCCAGAGCCACCAGCGTCATTTCTTCTTAAACCAAAAATGCAACGTTGGGAAAATATCAACTGGCTCCAATGGGTGAAAACTCAACCGTGTTGCGTGTGTGGGCAACAGGCTGATGATCCGCACCACATCATAGGTCATGGTATGGGTGGTATGGGTACTAAGGCTCACGACTTATTCACTATTCCATTATGCCGCATTCACCATGACGAGTTACATCGTGACCCCAAACTATGGGAAGCCACTCATGGCAATCAAGTCGAATTGTTATTTTATTTTTTAAACCGTTCATTAGGTATCGGTGCATTTATTTAACGTGTGTACGGCACGAGGAGTATTAGGCATGAGAGATATACAGGAAGTTTTATTACGTTGGGGAGCGTGGTCAGCAAATGAGGGTAATAGTGTGGATTACTCCTCAATAGCAGCAGGGTTTAAGGGATTGCTCCCGAGTACAAACAAAAGTCGTGTTTCTTGCTGTGATGATGATGGGATAATTATTGATTCAGCGGTTGGCCAATTAATAAAAGTAGGAAGAAAAGACGAATACGATTTGATAGAAAAACATTATATAAAGAATATTTCAAAATCAGCAATCGCAAGGGATATGAAGTGCTCTGAGGGGAAAATTAGGCAAAAGCTCATGATAGCTGAAACCTTTATTGATGCTTGTTTAATTATGACTGGTGCAGTTTTAGAAATGGATGAATGGACAAATAAAATAACAATTGATAGTTAAATGCTTTTCGTTACGAATTTTGGGTGCTAATGTGATAAGAGTGAATACGTTGTCACCTAACTTATAGAATGAAACCTCGCTCCAGCGGGGTTTTTTGTTACCTGAATTTTACCACGCCTCTTAACTGAGGTTTTTTGTATTGATAGGTGAAATCGAATTTACTAGATATGAAATAAACTTATACTGTACAAATAAACAGTAATCATCCCTGTGTAAATCAACAGATAACGACCTTTAATATTACTTGTTATTATATTATTAATGTTAATGTTTTTTAAAGGTCTCAAAATGCAGACTATAAGAGTGGAAACCACATCAGAACATCTAAAGAAAATAGCCAAAGAAACACCAATAAAGGCACTTGCTGAGTTGGTATGGAACGGTTTTGATGCGAAAGCAGAAAATATTAAAATAAATATATATGAAGGTGAGCTTGGTGGAATAGATGAGATATTGATAGAAGATGATGGAATTGGGATATCTCACGAAAAAATAGACCAATTATTTGGTAGTTTGGGTGGATCTTGGAAGAAGTCAGCAAAAAAAACTCAAGGATATGAATACTTGCATGGTGAGAATGGTCAGGGAAGATTCAAGGCCTTTTCGTTGGGAGAGAAAGTTACATGGTCCAGTTTTAGTGAGGAAGTTGGATGCTTTAATATAGAAGCTAATGCTAATAACTTACTGACATTCAATGTAAAAAAAACAAATGGAATGAGACATAATGGAACTAATGTTAGCATCTCAAATGTAAGTAAAGATTCATCGATATTACTGAAATCCTCTGATATAAAATTAGCTGAGATATTTTTTCTTTACCTTTCAAAATATAAAAATAAAAAACTAACATTGAATAATGAAGTTATAAGTCCAGAGTTAGTTCAAGAGAGGGTTACAGAAAAAAATCTAGGTGACTGCTTTATTAATGAAGACTTAACCATACAACTTAAACTATATATAGTTGAATGGAAAAAAAATGTTAAAGCAGGTAAACAAATAAATTACTGTTGTGGTAACGGTTTTACTCTTTATGAAGAGAAGGTTGATAAAAAATTTGATGCTGTAGATTGCAAGTTTACAGTATTTGCAGAATCAGATTATTTCTCTATTTGTAATGAAAGCAATCAACTTAGTCAGATAGATATCAGCAATGAATTGACCACCATACGTGAAATTATTTTAGAATCAACTCGTTCATATTTTATCGAAAAAGAAAGGATAAAAAGAGCGAAGGTAGTTACAAACTGGATTGATGAGGGTATATATCCATATGACAAAAATAATTATATTGACCCAACTCGAGAATCTGAAAGAAAGGTGTTTGATATACTAGCGGTTAATGTTCAAACCTATCTAAGTAAATTTTCAAAAGCAGATAAAAAAACGAAAAAATTCACCTTTAAATTACTAAAGCAGGCAATAGAGGCGAATCCCAGTTCAGTACAAAAGATAATAAATGAAGTGCTAGGGTTGTCACCAAATGAGCAGCAGGATTTAGCAAACCTATTAGATCGGACAACGCTATCGTCAATTATTAGTTCGTCTAACATTGTGGCAAACAGGATTGATTTTCTTAATGGCTTAGAACGCCAATTATTTGATGACGAAAATAAAAAGAAAACTTTAGAGAGAGATCATCTACATAAAATACTAGAAAAGGAATCTTGGATCTTTAAAGAGGAATTTTATTTAGCTGGAAGTGAAATATGGTTAGAACAATTGTTAGAAAAGCATCTAAATATATTAGATAAAGGCGATGAGTTTAATAAAGATGATTCAGTTCTTTTACCTGATGGACGAAGAGGAAGAGTAGACTTAATGCTATCTAAGGTTAGAAAACCATCTGATGATACAACTGAAATCTTGGTCGTTGAACTAAAAAGGCCTAGTAAAAAAATAGATGATACTGTTCTTTCTCAAATAGAAAAGTACGCAATAGCAGTTAGTGAGCATGAGAGTTTTCATCATGAAAAAGTTAAGTGGATCTTTATGGCTATATCAAATTCAATGGATTACTACGCAAAGAAAAAAGTAAACCAAAGAGGGAAAGCAAAAGGGCTACTATATGATGATGCAGAATATAACGTTGAAGTGTGGGTATATACATGGGCTGAAATTATAAGTAATGCAAGAGCAAGACTGAACTTTTTTAGCGATCAATTAAAATATCAAGCGAATATCGAATCAGCTGAGAAATACTTAAAAACGGTTCATGAAAAACATATTCCAACACTATCTTGATGAAATAAGGCCTGCTCCGGCAGGTTTTTTGTTATTAAAAAGAAGATAAGACTTGCTGTTCTATTTGGTCAGAGTTACATGTGTAGTTATGCACGATAACTGACCAAAGGTATAAAATATCATGTTAAAACAGTGTGATATGACAACACAGGCAAGTTGTGTACTTGAAACAATCTCAAAAAGTGATTGGCAAACAGTACAAACAATTTCAAATAAAACTGGGTTAAGTAATGAAAATTGTGAATTTCTATTAACTCAGTTTGAAATAGCAGGGTTTGTCGCAAAGCAAGGAAATAGCTATATGCGTACAGCCTAAAAAATATAAAGAATTTATAAAGCTGGTGGCTTAACGGTTATAGGCTTTTTTATTGTGTAGAAAAGGACTTCTGATGCAACTATTTAACGACGACGCACTCTCTGTATTAAAAACATTACCTGATAACAGCATTGATTTAATCGCGACGGATCCACCTTACTTTAGAGTAAAATCGTGTACATGGGATAATCAGTGGGATAGTGTTGAGGAATATCTGTCTTGGCTTGATGAGGTATTAGCTGAGTTTTGGCGGGTATTAAAACCCAATGGCAGTTTGTATTTATTCTGTGGTTCTAAATTGGCGTCAGATACCGAATTGCTTGTTCGTGGGCGATTTAATGTATTAAGTCATATCATTTGGGCTAAACCATCAGGACCATGGCGACGACAAAATAAAGAAAGTCTACGCGCTTTTTTTCCTTCAACAGAACGAATACTTTTTGCTGAGCATTATCAAAAGCCAGTCACAGCTAAAGGTTCTGAATTTTCTTTAAAATGCAAAGAGCTAAAGCAGAATGTATTTAAACCGCTAATAGACTATTTTAGAAATGCGCGTTTAGCGCTGCAGGTGAGTGCAAAAGAAATAGATAAGGCTACGGGTAAGCAAATGAGTAGCCACTGGTTTAGCAATAGTCAGTGGCAATTACCTAGCGAAGAAGATTATAAAAAGTTACAAACACTGTTTACACATATTGCTGATAAACAAGAAAAACTATCACCGTTATCTCGTCACTTTAGTGAGTTAGAACGAGAGCAATTTACATTACAAAAAGACTACCAAGAGTTAATAAAAGAATATGGTTTATTAAGACGGCCATTCTTTGTAACTGCAGATGTTCCTTACACCGATGTGTGGACTTATCCTCCTGTTCAATACTATCCCGGTAAACACCCTTGTGAAAAACCATCAGACATGATGGAACATATTATTCGCTCTAGCAGTTGTGAAGGGGACTTGGTTGCTGATTTCTTTATGGGATCAGGTGCAACACTGAAAGCAGCACTAAAACTTAATCGAAAGGTTTTAGGTGTCGAGCTTGAGAAAGAGCGCTTTGAACAAACAGAGCAAGAAATAAAAGCATTAATTTGTAAGTAACTTTTACAGATTTAATTATCAGGTAGTTAGAATATAAAGGACTATTTAAATAGATTCTCTTTTAGATGAAAAATATTATTGTAAACAGTATTATACTGATTGAAATATATAAAAGTGTTAAATGTGTAAATATTGGTATTAGCTGTAATGTATAGCTTTTATAATTAATAATAGTAATCTTAAATGGATATAATAATGTCTAATTCCACTGAACAAATAACTAATACTCTATCTGTGATAATTGAAGAATTACCTAAAATATTGGTATCAACATCTTTTTCATGGGAAACAGTGATTAGTTCTTTTTTTGCTGCTCTAATTCCATCGTTTATTGCTTGGTATGCATTAAAAAATAATTATAGACTAGCGGAATATCAAAATACATTAAAAGCTAAAGATGAATGGGTTATGGAATTTCGCAACACTTTGGCTGGGTTTGTAACTGATTCAACAATATTAATTGCAAATATAGAATTAAATTGTGAACTGCGTAGAGGAAACTGTATCGGATCAATAAAAAGATCCTATGAATCAGAGAGAGATGTTGAGTTTGGAGTACAAAAATTACTTTTACTACTAAGTAAACATGATGAATATGAAGCAAAGTTTTCAACTTTTGTTATTAATGTAAATAATTTAATTCAAGAATTAAAAAAATACGCCCGCTTAGATGCTGATCTTGTGGACTGTCTTGATCGTTTGTTAGTGAAACAATTAAGAATTGAATTAAGAAATATTATGATTGAATCAAGAGAAGTTATTATAGCAAAGTACAAAAGAGATTAATTTGTTTCATGATAGAGAAGGTTATCAGGATAAGCTTTTTTCTTCTAAAACAGGCTATCACTGTAGCCTGTTAAGTATAATGAAATCATTCGTCAATTATTTTGAAGTTTTTAATGTAGTTACTTGTTATTTGGTTAGGAAATTTTTGCAAATTTTTTATAAGTAACGCCCTATCATCTGTTGGTAAATTATTGACTAAAAGTGTTATTATTAACTTTAAAACACTAATTTCTTCTAATAGTTCCTCTTCTGTTTTTACGTTAGAGGTAAAATTATAATTTACATTTTTTGTTGTCATTTAATTTCTCACACCGAAGTAAATCAGCCATTCCTCCGGTTAATTACATCGGGCTGACCTATCACTTTAACTTAAGTTTAATGTTTTCACGTTTAACTTACTCACATTAATCATCAACGGACACTCCGTAGGGGGTGTATATGCGCATGGAAAAATTGACCAATGCTACCTACGGAACGGCTGGCTTAACTGCCTTTTTTGCAAGTCTCTCATTGTATGAATGGGGATTTGTAATAGGGATGGGATTCAGCATGCTCCTTGGATTAGCAACTTACTTTATGACACAGCGAGAACAGCGGAAACGAACAGCGTTATTTGCTGAATTAGTTCATCGAAATTGTTCTAGCGATCCGCAAGACATAGAAAAGATAGTTGGCGAGATGCTGACTAAAGCTAAAAAGGACATTTAATGAACCTAAAACAGAAGGTAGCTGCAGTTGCGAGTGCTGGTGCGGTAAGTATTGCGCTAACAGTGATTGGTTACTTTGAAGGCATGCGTTACGAGCCTTATCGTGATGTTGCTGGTGTTCTGACGGTTTGTTATGGCCATACTGGAAACGACATCATTCAAGGTAAGACATACACACAGCAAGAATGTGATGAATTACTGCAGAAAGACTTTATCAGAACGCAACAGCAAGTTGATGCTCTGGTTAAAGTATCACTGGATGATAAAACCAAAGCCTCTCTATATTCCTTTGCTTTTAATGTGGGTACCACAGCTTTTGCACGTTCTACGTTGCTCAAGAAATTAAATGCAGGTGATCAGTATGGCGCTTGTGAAGAAATGAAACGCTGGGTTTACGCTGGTGGCAAAGTATGGAGAGGGTTAGTCAGTCGTAGAGATGCGGAGTCAGCACTATGTCATGGAAACCTTTAATCATCATTATCAGCTTTATCCTTGCATTACTCATCACTGTTGCTGGTGGCATTTATCTCTCAATTGATAATTCATGTGTTAACGACAAAGCCAGTTTAGAAAAGCGCTGTCAGGTAGCTCTCTCACATCATCGGTACTAATTATGAAGCATTGGAAACTTTACATTGTCATTGTGATAGTGGGTATTGTTGCTGGTGGCTGCGTGCTGATTAATGCACAAGCGAAAAGAATTAATACACAAGCTGAAAAAATTAACACGCTGACAAAAAACAACAAAGAACTTACTAATACGCTCGAAGAACAAAAGGCCATCAATGCTGACTATCAAGTGCGCATAGAGCGACTAAATCAACTCGATATTAAATACACTCAGGAGTTAGCTAGTGCAAAGAATGAAATTGATGGGTTGCGTGATGATATTCGCAATGGCTCTAAGCGGGTGTATGTCAAAGCCGAGTGTCCAGCAGTCACCAAGAATTCCACCGAAAGCGGAAGCAATGAAAACACCGCACGACTTAACAAAGCAGTTGAACAAGATTATCTACGTCTCAGAGAAATGATAGTCGAGAACGAACAGCAAACTTTGTATTTGCAGAATTATATTAGGACGGAGTGTGTGAACTAAAAAAAGCCCTACGTAGGGTACGAGGGCTAAAATAAACCAAGTTGAAAAATATCAATCTTTAATTAGTATAGTATACGTAACTAAATATACTCATAGTACAAGAATAAAAATATTACTTTTAATTTTAACTGGAATTCTCTTTGTTAATTAATCCGTAAACTTATTACATTAGTTATCAAATAATATGTTTTTGTTTATGTTGAAATAAAATTTAAGTGTAATAATAATTATTAGATTACTTAACTATAAGGGTATTTATGTTCAATCATAGAATAATAAAATGCTTCTTTGGAGTTTGATGCCATCAATCCTTGATATATGCAAAATGGCACTTCATTATACTGATGTTTTTCCCCACATTTGAAATTAATTGCTAATGTTTTACTGTGGTAATCGTAAGCAACAGAGATGATGTTAGACGATGAAATATAAATTTTATCCATTAGAGTAAGCTCTATTAGGTAAATGTAATAAATGAAAAATAGGTTTTTGACCTTAGCTATTGTTAATCTTAGTAGAAATATTAAATTAGTTTTATGTGATAATGGAAAAGTAATGGAATTTATTATTTGTGTGAAGTTAATCACAATAAAGATATGGAATACTTAGAATAAAAAAAGCCCAGCATTAAGCATGGGCAAACTAACAAGATGTCAATCAAAGTATAGCGATGTTTGTTTAGTATAGATTAAATAAGTGTATATACCAGTTTACTGTTGTTAATTATCTAATTTTAATTAATTGACATAAAACAAGATGACTATACAGGGGTAAACTGGGCAGAGACTGAATTAATAGGGCAATTACTAATAGAGCGCTATTTAGGAAATTATTTAGTAGGTAGTTACCAGATCTCTTCATCAGCGGAGTATGGTTAAAAAAAAGGCCCTAAAGGGCCAAACACAAAAAGGCATGAAAAATAATCAATCAAAGTGTGAGTACAAATACTACATTAGAAAAATATTAAATAAAGTAACAAAGTGTAAGAATAAAAAAATACTTCTCCGTAAATTAAATTTAAGTAAAAAAAAGCCCACATACATGGGCAAAACTAACGAACCACAAAGTAATAGGGGGGAGAGATATTCTTTTAGTATAATCAAAGAAAGGAGAAATACTATTTTAATGTTATTAAATATTTTGTTTTATGTTAATCATTTGAATCTATGTTACTGAACCTGTTAGGTGTTATGTAGCTGGCATTATTGAGTTAATACAAAAATAAAAGTTAAACACCAAATGTGCCTCAAGTTATGAATGAACTAAATAACAGAACGTGGTGCAGTCAGAAGTAAAGTCGGGAAATCCCGCCTTTAAAATCAAAGGGGATTATCCTCCTCTTTAAAATGGCAAATATCTGCCCTTTAAATTATAGGAGATAACATGCCACCTCGCATACCTCGCGCATGTCGTAAACAGGGATGCGCCAAGACAACAACAGAACGTAACGGTTACTGTGAAGAACATCAGAACTTAGGATGGGAAACCCACCAGCGCGGTAAGTCTCGTCATCAACGTGGTTATGGTACCCAATGGGATAAGTTACGAGCACGTATACTCAAGCGTGATAAGTATCTCTGTCAAGAATGCCTAAGATCAGGACGAGCCACCGAAGCGAAAACAGTGGACCATATCATTGCCAAAGCACATGGGGGTACCGATGATGATAGTAACCTGCAAAGCCTGTGCTGGTCCTGTCATAGAGCTAAGACAGCAAAGGAAAGAATAAAATGACGCAAGATGAGCAGACCTTACTTATGTTTAAAGGGTTGGTTGCTGAACTTCCCGAACAAAGCAAAGTGAAGGTTGAACATTGTATTACTGAAATAAAAAAGTTACTGACTAAATACCCTGATGGTGAAGCATTGCTTGCTGTGGGCTATATCGGTGCAGAACAGCAGATGAAAGGTAATCTTGGTCAAGGATAACAGTGCCATTCCTCATAGGGGAGGGGCGGGTCAAATCCCTACCACTCTCGCCACCTAGGACCGCCCCCTTACCTCTTTTCACATCACCGCAGGTTAGAAAACTTTTTTTGGGGAACCCCAAGCGATTATTGATAGGAGATTTCTATTATGGCTGGACCGCCTAAAACCCCGTCACATCTGCAATTGGTGAGGGGGAACCCATCAAAACGACCGATTAATAAAAAAGAGCCAAAACCGCCAAAAGGGGTACCCCCAACTCCGAAGCATTTCACTAAGCAAGGTAAGTATTGGTTCAAGCGTATTGCTGAAGAACTTGATGCAATGGGTGTCATGAGTCAGATGGATGCCAAGGCATTGGAGTTACTCGTCGAAGCTTACACTGAATATCGACATCATTGTGATGTTCTCGATGAAGAAGGCTATACCTACAAAAACAATACAGAAAGTGGATTGATGATAAAGGCGCATCCATCCGCTGCAATGAAGGCAGACGCATGGAAACGTATTCGCGCCATGTTAAGTGAATTTGGTATGACTCCCGCTTCTCGAGCAAAAGTCACGATGAACACTCCAGCCGAAGAAGATCCTTTTGAGGCATTTTTGAAAAAGCGCAAATGATGAATGGCAATCGTAGCAGATGGAATTCAGTACGCCGAACAGGTGGTTGCTGGAGAAATTGTTGCGTGCGAATTGGTACGTTTAGCGTGCCAACGGTTTTTGAATGATTTAGAGAATGGGCCTGAGCGTGGCATCTATTTCATTGAAGATCGCGCACAGCACATACTCGATTTTTACAATTTTATTCCTCATGTCAAAGGGGCATTGGCCGGTAAGCCCATTGATTTAATGCCTTGGCATATTTTTATCTTAATTAATATTTTTGGCTTTGTTATTCCGTTAATTGATGAACAAACGGGTAAAGAAGTTATAGATGAAGATGGTGATGTTGTCTTTGTCCGTCGTTTTCGCACAGCTTACAACGAAGTTGCACGTAAAAATGCAAAATCCACATTGTCATCAGGTATTGGGCTTTATATGACCGGCGCTGATGGTGAGGGCGGTGCCGAAGTTTACTCTGCAGCAACGACACGTGATCAGGCTCGTATCGTATTTGAAGATGCGAAGAACATGCTGAAGAAGTCCAAAGCGACACTAGGTCGTTTATTTGAGTTTAATAAACTCGCTATTTATCAAGAAGAAACTGCCTCTAAGTTTGAACCGCTTTCCAGTGATGCCAATAACCTCGATGGTTTAAATATTCACTGCGGTATTGTTGATGAATTGCATGCACACAAAACTCGTGATGTATGGGATGTATTAGAAACCGCTACCGGTGCGCGTCTGCAGTCTCTTCTTTTTGGGATCACCACTGCGGGTTTTAATAAGGAGGGGATTTGTTACGAACTGCGGGATTACGGTATTAAAGTGCTTCGTGGCCAAGTGGATGATGACTCGTTTTTCGCGATTATTTATACCTTAGATAAGGACGATGATCCCTTTAATGAAACCGTATGGCAAAAAGCGAATCCGGGTCTCGGTGTTTGTAAGCGCTGGGATGATTTACGCCGTCTAGCCAAGAAAGCCAAAGAGCAGGTTTCTGCACGGATTAACTTCTTCACCAAACACATGAATATTTGGGTCACTGCTGAATCTTCATGGATGGATATGATGAAGTGGGATAGTGCTCCTGAACTCGCATCAAAACAAGAATTACAAACTTATCCGTTATGGGTCGGTGTTGACCTTGCTAATAAAATTGATATTTGTGCGGCCGCTAAAGTATGGAAACAGCCCGATAACGGTCATGTTCATGCTGATTTTAAGTTTTGGTTACCTGAAGACCGGCTTGAGCGTTGTTCTAAACAAATGGCGGAGCTTTACCGCAAATGGGCTGATATGGGGTATCTCGAATTAACTGATGGTGAAGTTGTCGATCATGCTCAAATTAAAGAAGAAATCATCGAATGGGTGACGGGCGAGAACTTAAACGAACTGGGTTTTGACCCATGGAGTGCGACACAATTTAGTTTATCACTGGCTGAAGAAGGGCTACCCCTTGTTGAGGTTGCTCAAACGGTGCGTAACTTTTCTGAATCCATGAAAGAGATTGAAGCACTGGTTTATGCGGGTAAGTTTCATCATGGCCAACACCCTGTTATGAACTGGATGATGTCGAACGTCACGGTTAAACCGGATAAAAACGACAACATTTTCCCTAATAAATCAACCCCTGAAGCCAAAATAGACGGCCCTGTTGCACTATTTACGGGTATGAGTCGATTATTGGTGAATGGTGGAGATCAGGAACAAAACCTCTCTGATGTCCTCGCTTCTCGAGGCTTACGCTCTCTCTAAGGAAATTTAATGAAATTTTTAACAATAACAGCCTTATTGGTTGGGATTGCGGGTGCCTTTTTGTTGTCATGGGGCGCTTGGTTAATCTACCTACCGATGGGCTATATTTGCGCGGGTTTATTGTGCCTTTTATGGTCATACCTTGTTTCAAGAGCGCTTGGACAACCTAGAAATAACAAGGAGGAATAATGTTTTTCCCTGGGTTATTTCAGAAATCTCAGAAAGAGATGACCTCATCAGAACTGAGTGAGTTAATTGGATTGTCTTATGACACTTATTCTGGTCGAAGAGTGAGTACACAACTCGCTATGCAACTGACTTCTGTATTTAGTTGTATTCGTGTTCTTGCAGAATCGGTAGGGATGTTACCATGCTCTTTATATGAACAATTAGAAAGAGGAAATAAACGCGCCACCAAAGAACGGTTACACAAATTACTGGCGGTTAAGCCCAATAATTACATGACACCACAAGAGCTTTGGGAACTATTAATTGCCTGTTTGTGTTTAAGGGGGAATTTTTATGCTTATAAGGTGTACGCCTTAGGCGAAGTGGTTGAATTACTACCTCTCGATCCTAGTTGTGTCACGCCAAAATTAAATAGCCAATGGGAGCCTGAGTATCAGGTGACATTTCCAAATGGTAAAAGTGAAACACTGACACAGCAAGAAATCTGGCATGTGCGGATTTTTACTCTTGATGGTTTAGTGGGATTAAGTCCAATCGCCTATGCACGTCAAGCCATTGGTTTAGGATTAGCCACCGAAGAGCATGGTTCGCGTTTATTTGGAAACGGTGCGGTGACAAGTGGTGTATTACAAACGGATCAATATCTAAAAGATGATGCTTACGAAAGACTGAAATCTGACTTCGGTGAACGGCACCAAGGGTTAGCCAATGCACACAAACCGATGATTTTAGAAATGGGGTTGAAGTGGCAACAAATCAGTTTATCGGCTGAAGATGCGCAATTTCTTGAAACACGAAAGTTTCAGTTAGAGGAAATTTGCCGTATTTTTCGTGTTCCCCTTCACATGGTGCAAAACACCGATCGCGCCACATTCAATAACATTGAAAACTTGGGTATTGGTTTTATTAACTACTCACTTGTTCCCTACCTTATTCGTATAGAGCAACGTATTAATGCAGGGCTAGTAAAAGCCAGTAAGCAAGGGACTTTTTATGCCAAATTTAATACTGGCGCTTTATTACGTGGTGATATGAAATCGCGATTTGAAGCCTACTCAACAGGCATTAACTGGGGGATTTATTCGCCTAATGAATGTCGTGAACTCGAAGAGTTAAATCCTCGTGAGGGTGGTGATATTTATCTCACACCGATGAACATGACCACTAAACCAGAAACCCAAAAACAAGAGGAGAAAGCGCATGCCGATGACGACCAAACAACGGCTTGATGTGCCATTGAAAATTAAGTCTGTTAGTGACTCTGGCGAGTTTGAAGGCTACGGCTCCGTTTTCGGGGTAAAAGACAGTTATGCCGATATTGTGATGCCGGGGGCTTTTCTTAATTCCCTGAGTCAGTGGAAAGAAAAAGGTTCATTACCCGCCTTACTTTGGCAACACCAAATGGCTGAGCCTATTGGTATTTATACCGAGATGCGAGAAGACAGCACCGGACTCTATGTAAAAGGTCGTCTGTTAATTGATGACGACCCGTTATCTAAACGTGCACATGCTCATATGAAGGCCGGATCACTCTCCGGCCTTTCTATTGGTTACATTCTTAAAGATTATGAATATGACCGCAGTAAAGATGCCTTTCTACTGAAAGAAATCGACCTATGGGAAGTCAGCTTAGTGACATTTCCTTCCAATGATGAAGCGCGAGTCAGTGATGTGAAGTCAGCATTTGCTCGTGGTGAATTACCCACACAAAAAAGTATTGAGCGAGTCCTGCGCGATGTTGGGCTTTCGCGAACACAAGCCAAGGCTTTTATGGCCAAAGGCTACGATGCACTTTCTCTGCGTGATGTTGAGCAAGAAGCATTAGAAACATTGAAATCTATTTTTAAATAATAAAGGAAAAATTATGGCTATTGATCATAAAGACGTCAGTGAAGTTGCGCAGGAATTAAAAGGTCAGTTTGACGAATTTAAAAAGTCGAATGATAAACGCATCAATGCGATTGAAGCTGAAAAAAGTAAGTTATCAGAAACGGTTGATACCTTAAATAGCAAATTATCAGAGCTGGATGAATTAAAAAGCAATTTAGAAGCGGAACTTGCTTCGGTAAAACGTCCAGATGGCAACGTGACGAATAAAGATGTCTCTGAGCATAAAACTGCGTTTGAATTATTTGTGCGTAAAGGTACCGATGATGGGCTTGCGGAATTAGAACGTAAAGCAATGCAGGTCGGTTCAGATCCTGACGGCGGTTATGCTGTACCCGAAGAATTGGATCGTAATATCATTACGGCATTGCGTGATGAAGTGGTTATGCGCCAAGAGTGTAATGTGATTACGGTTGGCACAGAAAAGTTTAAACGCCTTATTAATCAAGGTGGCACAAATAGTGGTTGGGTTGGGGAAGTGGACAAACGCCCTGAAACCAACACATCAAAACTCGCCTCTATTGAGCCTGTATGGGGAGAAATTTACGGCAACCCTGCTGCTACTCAAACTATGCTTGATGATGCCTTTTTTAATGTTGAGCAATTCATCACCAGTGAGTTAGCCACAGAATTTGCGGAGCAGGAAGAAGCGGTATTTACCCACGGTGACGGTATTAAAAAGCCTAAAGGTCTGTTGGCATACGGCAGTGACGATAAAGGCGATAAAGAACGTGAGTGGGGTAAGTTACAGCATTTGTTATTGAAAAAACCGACAGAAATCACTGCGGATGAAGTCATGAAATTGATTTACACCATGCGAAAGGTTTATCGTACAGGTGCTAAATTTATGATGAATAACAATACATTATTTCAAGTTCGCACACTGAAAGATGCTCAAGGTAATTATTTGTGGCAACCCGGTCTGCAATTAGGGCAACCTTCTGCATTATTAGGGTATGGCATTGCAGAAAATGAGCAATTTGCTGATGTCTCTGCTGACGCTGTGCCGATTGCTTTTGGTAATTTTAACCGCTGTTACACGATTCTTGATCGTATTGGTGTTCGTATGTTACGTGACCCATACACCAACAAACCGTTTGTCCATTTCTATACGACGAAACGCGTTGGCTCTATGTTGGTTGACAGTAATGCGGTGAAGTTACTGAAAGCTGGAGCCACTAAATAATCTGAGTTTATGTATCTCAGTTTCATATATACCGCTTAATTGCGGTTTTTTTGTGCCTGCGATCAGGATGGTCGCAGGTATTGGGGGATTTATGCCACTACCCACACTGGAAAAATTAAAGCAACAATGCCGGCTAGATGAAGATAATACCTTCGAAGATGAACTGCTAAAAACTTATCTGATGGCGGCAAAACAACGAGCTGAAGGATATATCAATCGACATCTTTATGAAGAAAATATACCAGAGGAAGATCCTGACGGTTTATTAATCACTGATGATATTGAATTAGCGCTTATGCTGGCCGTTGGTAATTTCTATGAAAATAGAGAAACAGCTATATTACCAGCGGGATTTAAATTACTGCTCGATCCCTATCGTCATATTAATTTGTGAGGAATGATGAAAGCCGGTGAACTCAACAAACGTATTTCCCTTTCTCACTATGTTACAGAACGTGATGATTTAGGGAGTGAAAAAGTCGTTTCAAAAAAAGTGGCTGAGGTATGGGCTAAAGCCGAATCGATGTCGAGCCGTAAGATTCGTACCGCAGACCAAGATCAGGTAATTGAAACCTATCATTTCACTGTTCGACCTCGTTCTGATGTTGATATGGGGTGGTTGGTGGGCTATCAGGGGCGACTATTTACTGTACGCGCTGTTGACCGAAATCAGGCTGATAGGACCATTATTACCACGGAGGCGAATATCCAACATGATAGAAGTTGATATTAAAGCCGATCTGGAGCGTATTACGGGGTTGTTAGCTTATCCGTTAAAACTCCCCTCCGATAAATTAGAAGGGGTCATCTATCAACGGATTAGTGATCCAAAGATAGACTCTGGATTAGCCCGTACATCACTGGTTCAAGCCCGTTTCCAAATCGTTATTCAAATACCTGATGACTATCCAAAAGCCTTAAAACTGGAATCGACTCTCTGTCGTGAGTGGGAGTCCATCCAACATGGTTATATTGGCAACTACCCCGTCCAAACTGTTCAGCGAGGCAATTTTCTGCAGGACATGATTGAGCAAACGGAGAACCGTAAAATTTACCGTATTTATCGTGATTTTATTATCACCTACCCTGAGGATGCAACGTGATAACCAACCTTAGCGTGACAGGGTTGGATGAATTAGGTCGGAAATTAAAGCAGTTAGACATTGAATTAAAAACCAAGATATTACGCGATGCAGGGCGAGAAGCCATGCAAGTCGTGAAAGAGGATATGGAAACACATGCAGGGTTTGATGCAAAAAGCACTGAACCTCATATGCGAGACAATATCACCATCAAAACGACACGAGTAAAAAACACGAATGGGGCTGTCATGGTCACCGTAGGACCGACAAAACCTCATTATATGAAAGCGCGTGCCCAAGAGTTTGGCACCATCAAACAAGTTGCCCGTCCTTTTATTCGTCCAGCCCTCGATTACAACCAACGTGCGGTGCTCAATACCTTAACTGAGCATATTCGCCATGCCCTTTCTTTATATACTTAGGAGTAAAAATAATGGCAGATCAAAAAACATCGCCAGAATACGCCATGCTTCCCGCCGGCACTATTGTGAAATTTGGTAAAGCGGGTGATACCGTTGAACAAATGAAGCCACTGGTTAACTGTAAGGCATTAGGTGCCACAGGACAATCAGGGAGCTTTGTTGACGTCACGACACTCATCGATAAAAACAAACAATTTATTTCTGACTTACCGGAAGGACCTGAAAAGTCGTTAGGCTTCATTGATGATCCAGAAAATGAAAACTTTGTTGCGTTCTTGAATGCAGCAGAAAAGCGTGAAACGGTGCAGTTTTACTGCGAGCTTCCTAATAAACGTACCGCAACCATGATCCTTTCATTGTCAGGCTGGGAATTAAATGACATCTCAGCGCCTGCTAATGAAGCCATCCAGATCACCGTAAAAGGAAAACAAAATAACCTTGTATGGGGAACTTCTTCTGCAACATCAACAGGAGATCAGGGTTAATGAAAGGATTAAAAGCCTCTTTACTTACAGCGAAACCTCAAATTATCGAAGTCGATATTCTATGTGGAGTAAAGGTAAACATTCGTCGTATGACGGCTAACGAGTTGATGAATTTGGAACTTGAGGTTTCTGAATTAAATCAATATGGCAAATTACGTGAGGCATCATTACGTAACGTAGGTATGTTGCTGAATTGCTTGGTTGATGATGAAGGTAAACCGATAAGTAAATCGTTACTACCCAAACCAGAAGAATTGGTTAACGTCCATGATAACGCGATCCTCATCGAAGCGATTAACGTCGTGAAGCAACACTCCATTGGCACGTTAGACGAGACAAAAAAAAACTAACGGATAGCCCATTACTCTATTTTGCTTATCAACTTTCTGAAGAGTTGGGTGAAATTGATCCCTATCGCGTTCTCAATTTGCCTGCCAATACATTACTGGGTTGGCAGGCTTATTTTGCGCTCAAATCAGAAAAAATAGGTGTAATACCACCATCAGATATACCTCCCTCTCCTGAAAGTGCACATCAACCAACAAGCACCTCTAAATCTGTTGAACAGCAATGTTCTGACGTAATGAAAATGATAGGAAGATAATATTATGGCCACTAATTTAGCCGATTTACGGGTTGGGTTATTGCTGAATGACGCCAGTTTTAGAAGCAATATTACAGGCGCATTAAACCATGCAGGGCGTGAAACAGAACGTTTTTCTAATAAAGCAAAGCGTGAAACAAAAGCGGTTGCAGATGGTTTTTATTCAATCAGTCATCAAGTGACGAATGTTGCAGGACGACTGGCGATGTTAGGTGGAGTGAGTTTATCCATTGGTAGCATTTTAAATATTTCTCGCAAGTATAGTCAGGCAATTTCTGATCTGAGTGCGATTACGGGGGCGTCTATTGAGCGCATGAAAGAGTACAGTATTGCTTCTCAAGAAATGGGGCGAACAACAGAATTTGGCGCGATAAAAGTTGCGGATGCCATGAAACTTATTGCGTCAGCAAAACCGTCATTACTGCAGACAGCGGGAGCCTTAGAAGATGTAACGGCTAAATCGATTACCTTGGCGCAAGCTTCAGGTATTGAGTTAGCCGATGCGGCGAAATCTCTTACCTTAAGTCTTAATCAGTTTGGTGAGTCCGCTGTCTCATCTGAGCGTTACATTAATGTGTTAGCAGCAGGTGCGAAATATGGTGCATCTGAAATAAACGAAACAGCCCAAGCCATTGTGAAAAGTGGTACCGTTGCTTCTCAAGCCGGTGTTTCATTTGAGCAACTTAATGCTTCAATCCAAGTTTTAGCAGGAAAAGGGATTAAGGCTGAAACGGCAGGAACAATGTTGCGTAATGTCTTTTTAGCATTAGAACGTTCAGCAGATAAAAACTTGCGTCCATCTGTTGTGGGTTTGGCCACGGCATTAGAAAACCTCGACAAGAAAAACTATTCCACTACTGCATCGACAAAGATATTTGGTCGCGCCAATGTCAGCGCAGGCACCATTTTAGTTAAAAATCGGGATCAGCTAGTTGATTTAACTAAGGCGCTTACTGATACCGAAACAGCGTATGAGCAAGCAGGGAAAAGGGCACAAAATCTAAATGCTGACTTGGAGGTAATGGAAAGGTCGTTTGAGGGATTGGCGATTAAAGTTGGTACCAGTGCCGATGGTCCTTTACGAACAGGGGTGCAAAATGTTACTTCCGCTGTAAATGCACTAAATAATAACTTCTCAACTTTAGCTAACATTGCAACTTACGCTGTTTTACCTGTCATTGGTGCCAGAATGACTAGAGGGCTTCAAGAGCAAACCAAAGAATGGGTGAAAAATGAAGCAGCAGTCAGAAGTAATGCTAAGCAACAGGCTGAAACCGCCAGAAGAGGGATTGCTTCAGCTGATGCCACCATTAATAAACTAGCTCAGCAAGGCCAGGCATTGACTCAACAGAGCGCCATAATGAATCGGCATGGTTTACAGATGCAAGGATTGGCTAGTGAACGTAATCGACTAGTTAGACAGGAAGCGGAAGCATTAGCGTTAAGATCCAAATATACCGATCAACTTACAGCAGCTAATAATCGACTTTCATATAGCCAAAGGGCATTACGAGCATCTAGCTTAGGACTCCGAAGTGTTGTTTCTGCCTTAGGTGGGCCAGTTGGTGTGTTGGCTTTAGCGGGTTCAGCCATTTATTATTTTGCAACTAGAGCTGATGAAGCTAAGTTGAAAATAGAAGGGATGAAAGGGGCTGTGGTCGAGACTATTACTGAACTTCAGCGTCTTTCTAGGGTGAAAATAGAAGTTCAACTTGATGAAATTAAAGAAGAGCTCTCCTTACTCGAGGCAGAAAAGAAGCGTCTATATGGAGAGCAGGCTACTTATTCAGAAAAACGCGAAGGCGAAATGTCTTCGATAAAAAATGGCAGTTGGTTTGGTTATGCCGCAGTTAGCCTTTGGGGAAAAGACTCTGAAGAGTTTGCAAAAGGACGAAGAAAAGTATTAAGCGAAATCGAGGATATAGATAAAGAAATTGAAATTCGGAAGCAAAAAATTGCAAATCGAGAGAGTGCATTAAAAACAGGCGTTTTTAGCCAACCGACTAAGGAAGACAAACCAGTAGGGGATGGTAGTGGTAGTGGTAATGATTTAGAAAGCAATAAAGGTTCTACACAAAAAGTTAGCCAATATCATCAATTACGTATGCAAATAGAACAAGAGCATGCAACGAGCTTGGAGCGCATATCATTAAGCGAATCGGAAACAATGCGCAAGCTCCAAGAAAACTTAAAAGCCGGTGGTATGAAGCAGGAAGAGTATGAGCGATTAAAAACACTCAATGCTGAAAATCATATGAAACAACGTGCAGAATTAGCAGAAAAATACTCTCCTATGCGCGCATCCATCCGAAATGAACAAGAGATGACAAAAGAGCTTAAATCACTCTTTGAACAGCAATTGTTGACTGAAAAAGAATACCAATATGCACGGCGCCAAATGGCACAAGATACGACAAAATATCGTTTATCAGAGCAAGCAAAAGGCATTTCTCTCCCTAATATCAGCATTCTTGGCGAAATAGATCCCGTTATTCAACTCAGAAACCAACTGGAAGAACAAAAGGCGCTTTATCAGGCTTACTATGAAGATGGTTTAGTTAGCAAAGAACGTTATGAACAGTTAGTTATTGCGGCTACAAATAAGTCAAAAGAAGCACAATATCAATCAAGCAAAGAGCTGTATGCCTCACAAGGTATGTGGCAACGTATGCAAATGAATTTAGTTGATGCTGTTGAACAACGAACCGCTAATGCAATGACAGGCATGTTGATGGGAACGAAGTCCTTTTCAGAGGGCATTAAAGAATTTTCTTCATCATTAGCCAGTTCAATTATTTCTGATCTTATTCGTATTGCAATTCAAGCTCAAATTACCAATGCATTGACGGGATTAATGGGCGGTTTTGCTGGTGGCAGTAGCGGTGCAGCAAGTGGCGCTAAAGCGGGTAAGGTGGGTGTAAAAGCGAACGCCAAAGGGGATGTTTACAGCTCACCAAGCCTCAGCCAATATAGCAACCAGGTGGTTAGTTCACCGACATTATTTGCCTTTGCAAAAGGTGGTACGCCTAATCTTGGCTTGATGGGGGAAGCTGGAAGCGAGGCGATCATGCCTTTAAAACGTGGACCTGATGGATCTTTAGGCGTTAGAGCAACCGGAAGCAACTCTGTTGCGTCAGGCGATACCATTATTCATCAAACATTTCATGTAACAGGTAATGGTGATGAAGCGCTTTATCAAGCTATACAGGAAGCAGCAAGAATGGGAGCAGAACAAGGTGCATCAAAAGCCAAATCTGACATTATGCGAGACTTTCAAACCAATGGAACATTAAGAAGGAACCTACGATAAATGGCAACGATATTATCGTGGCCACAATCCATCGTGCCAGCCTCATTAAGCTGGCAACTCGTGAGTAACAGTAAAACCTTTACATCAACTTTTACGGGGAGTGTGCAGACAGTACGCTTTCCCGGCTCGCGTTGGCGTTGCAGTATGTCATTTAATAATTTGACCGATGAGCAAGCAAGGGTTTTAGAGGCGTTTGTTGCCGAGTTAGATGGTGAAAGTGGTCGAGTGAAAATTAGTGATTGGGCGCGTTCTGGTTTAACTCAACGCGGTAAACCTAAAGTTAGCCAACCCAATCAATCTGGAAAATTATTAGAAAGTAAAGACTGGTTACCCAATAGCATTGTTTTACGCATTGGTGATTATATCACGGTAAATGATGAACTAAAGCGAGTGACGGCTAATGTGATTAGTGATGCACAAGGAAACGCAACAATCCCTATTGCCCCTATATTACGTTATGCACCGGCGGTAAATGATTTGATAGAAAATGAAGCGCCATACGGTATTTTTAAACTAACTAGTAACGATCAGGGTAATTTCCAACGTAAACCGGGCATACTTACTAGCACTTCTTTGTCATTCGAGGAAGCATTAACATGAAATATCATCCCTTTAGTAATGATATGGTTAAGGCAATTAATGAGGGATATTATTTAGTTGTTGCCTCTCGTTTAGATCTTAAATCAGGTGTGGTGCGTGCACATACCGGTGTGGGTAATATCATTATTGCAGGTGAAATTTACCAAGGTGTTGGCCAGTTTGGTGCAATTGAGTCTGTGGGAGAAAATATGACCACTAGCCCACAACAGCTTATCATGAAACTCTCAGGCTTCGATTCTTCATTAATTGGCGAGGTGATGAATGAGCGAGTTCGTGGGCGAAATGCACAATTGATGTTAGTTGCATTAAATGAAGAAGGTAAACCTGCGCTTGCTGAAGTTTTATTTGCAGGACAAATATCCACAATTGGTGTGACAACAGGTGAAGAAAATGAAATAGCAGTCACTGTTTCAAACCGTTTCGAACGCTGGTCTTATGGTTTACCTGACAGATTTACTGATGAATCATGGTCTAAACGTAAAAAGGGCGATAGGATATTCCGTTATGTGGCGCAGATGGCTGATCGGGCTATTTATTGGGGTAGCAAGAAAAATGCACCTGCGTTTATTTATAAATGATTAAAGGTTTGCTATGAAAAATATATTTATTACGGCAACGTTATTATTCTGCTTTTCTGCTTCAACTTATTCTTTTGACTCCAATAAGGAATGGTATGAGGGATGCCCTAAATATACTAATGAAGAAATAGAAAACTTAAAAGGAGGACGAGTAGAAACAGTTGAAGAATTACAGCAGTACTCAAAAGAATATTTAGAAGAAAGCAGTAAAAAAATTGACTGTGAAATAAAAAACCTAGAAGAATATAAAAAGCGTTTAATTAAAAAACTAGAAATAAAAAGTAATTAAATACACTTTTTCGTCAACCCGCTTCGGCGGGTTTTTTATTGTCTGGAGAAAACCATGAGACACCCACAATGGACTACTCGCCTACCTGAAACTTTAAAGAATGCCATAAATCGCCCTTTTGTATGGGGTGAACATGATTGCTGTTTGTTTGCCTCTGATTGCGTCATTGCTGTTTGTAATTTTGATCCTTGTGAAAACATTCGCGGGCGCTATAAAACAAAAACTGGCGCATTCAGAGTGTTACAAAAAGAGTTCGGAACATTGGAAAGTGCTGTGAGTCGTTTTTTTGATGAAATTCCAACAAACGAAGCAGGGCGTGGTGACATTGTGATGTTTGAAGGGGATGAAGGGAAAACGCTGGGTGTGTTATGGGCTGGCAAGCTATGGGCAGTTTCAACGGATGGAGTTCGCGCTGTGAGCAATAAACCAATTAAAGCATGGAGAGTACAATAAATGGGTAAGACAGTTACAAGCGTTGTCTCTGCTGGCTTAATGATAGCAGGGGTTATTGCCACAGGTGGTTTGGGGACGGCTTTGATTGTTGCCGGTATTGCAGTTCAAGCTGCAAGTGCGTTTATCTTTAAAGATAAGGTGCCTGGCTCAGGCTATCGGGATCAGTCCGAACGTAAACAGATGTTGCGTTCAGCATCAGCACCAGAAACTGTGGTGGTAGGTAAGACAATGATGTCAGGTTTACTTTTCTTTGCTGAAGAAGAGGAAGGTGAGCAAGACGAAAATGAAGAACTCTACATGGCATTAGCGATCGCCTCTCATCCCATACATAAGTTAGGTCAAATTTATTTTAACGATGACAAAATTGAAGATTTAGGAGATAACGCACAATATGAGTTTCATAATGACAGAACTGAAGTAGATCCCTATTTATTAAAAAAAGCGCCATCATGGAAAGAAGATATGATTGGTCGAGGTCTTGCATGGTTGCGCTTAACATTACGTTTCGATCAAGAAAAATTTCCTTATGGTGTACCTAATGTCAAAAGCGAACTATGGGGAAAAGAAATTTACGATCCCCGCACTGAGAAAACAGAGTGGTCAAATAACGGTGCTTTGATCATATTAGATTACTATCGGCATTACTTAGGTGTTCCAGACTCCGATATTGATTGGGATGCATTTAAAAGTGCAGCAGATATTTGTGATGAAACCGTACAAACGCCAGATGGAAAAAGTGAGCCTAGATACACTTTAAATGGCGCTTATGAACTTGAAGAAAGTCCTGCCTCTGTATTAGAGATGATGCATAAATGTATTGCTGGAGAGCCCACTTATATAGCGGGTAAGCATGGCATTATGATGCAAGTCTATAATGGGCCAGCACTACTGACGATTGATGAGTCACAAATTATCGATACAGTGACGGTGACACCCGAACTTTCATTACGTGATGCAACTAATGCGATTTATGGCACTTTTGTTGACGCAGAACAACAGTATAACAAAACCGATTTTGAGCCAGTGGTTATTGATGAATGGATAGAAGAAGATGGCTTAGAAATTAAAGAAAATATGGACTATCGTTTTGTTACTAGCCCATACCAAGCCAATCGACTAGCCAATCTCTATTTACGTAAAAAACGCGCAGGTCGTCGTATTCAATTGCGCATGAATTTAGATGGTTATGCTTATCGCCCTGGTGATGTTGTAAAACTCGAATTACCTTCGCTGGGGATTAGCGATTTAGAATTTCGCATTGCTGATTGGAAATTTCACCCATCAGAGGGGGTAGAGATTACTCTCGAAGAAGATGGTCCTTATATCTATGAAGACTTAGCCAGTAAACCTTTTGTTAGACCTCCATTCACTAAACTACCCACTGGTGGCGTACCAGCACCGATCAATCTGGCTTTTGTTCCTCTTGCTGTCACCGATATCGTTCAAGGTTACATATCATGGCAGAACGTGGCATCTGATATTCGCTATAACACGGTTAATATTCTCCAGAATGGCAAGGTTATACAGTCTATTCAGGTACCGGGTGAGCGTGTTGATATTAATGGTTTAGCGAGAGGTACTTATCGTGTCGAAGTGAGAGCTATTAATGTTGCTGGCGCTATGTCTGCACCGGCTATCAGTGATTTTGCAATTCAAGCACCTCCGTCACCAATCGGTGTTGAAATAACGCCAGGTATGTTTAGTTTAACGGCGTCACCTAAACAGGGTGATAGTGCTGTTTTTGGTTATACCTTTGAGTTTTGGTTTAGTGAGAAAAAACTCGCTAATCTCTCTGAAAATGAAGTGATCACCAAAACAAACAAAGTTGGTCAAGGAAATTTCTGGACGCAAGAGAATTTAAAAGCTGGCCACACTTACTATTTCTATATCCGAACGATCAATAGTTATGGTAAATCTGCATTTGTAGAAGCTTCAGGTATTCCAGTTTCATTGCCAGACGACATATTTGATGATTTAGATAACACGGTTAGAGAAACGGATGCGTTTAAAGAGCTGGATAATAAGCTTGATTGGAATGCTGAGACCGCAATTATTTTAAGTAACGCAAGTCATCGTAATTTCAGACAGTTGTTAATAAAACATGCCGAATCACAAGCTGGTATTAGTGAGCTATGGCAAGTTCGTGCAACGGATAACGAAGCATGGGCACAGGAAGTTAAAGAAATTTACTCCGCTGTTGGTGATAACACGTCTGCAATTAAAGAAACTCAAACGTCAATTACTGAGCTAAATAAAGCTTTCGGTCAAACAACTACGGAGATCCGCACAGAGTTAAAAACAACTAACCAAAATTTAGCTAACACAGATAAAGAAGTCGGTCGCATTCGTGCTGATGTTATGACGAATAAAGAGGCAATATCTGAAACAAATAAAGCTATGGCTAAATCAGAGGATCAAGTGCAAGCTCAATTTGGCAAACAGCAGGGCATGATTAACCAAAAAATGCAGGCCGAGTTTAGTCAAACGGGCGATGGTGTTGTCACTCATTCCATCAATATCACGATTGTTCATAACGGCACTAAATACAATGCAGCAGGTCAGGTCATTAGTACTCAAGTTAAGAATGGCAAGCTTGAAAGTTTTATAGGCTATAACGCTAATAATTTCGCATGGTATAACCCAAGTAACGGAAAAATGGAATTGTTCATGTACGTTAAAAACGGCCAGATGTTTATGCGTGAGGCCTTTATTAACGAGGCATGGCTTAATTCCGTTGTTGTTACCGAATATATTAAATCTGGTGATTATGTACCCGGTAAGGATGGTTTTTTGATTGACGGTAAAACTAGCAATATTGAAATGAATAAAGGAACGTTCCGGGGTGAATTAGATATAGGAACAAATAAAACGGGTGCGCATACCGTTATCACCAATGAACGGATTGCGGTTTACGGTGCTCAAGGAGAAATTAGGATTGAAATAGGAAAAATAGAAGGGAGATAACCATGTATGGTGTTTATGTTAAACCCGATATAGGCAACGAATATTATTTAGATGCTGATGATAATCAGGTTATGGGGTATTTAGGTTCAGCAAAAATAGGGTGGTACAATAACCATTTCTACCCAATAAATGAAGGGTGGAATACAATGAAGCACAATATTCCTGAATATGAAAAGTACAATATTATTATTATCCCACGAGTAGTATCTCGGACATACAAAATACCCGGTTCCTATTATTGGTTCTCATCAAATGTAACAGCGTATAATATATCCGGTGATAATTTTAATTTTTATGTTGATGAAAGGCCAGCCGGATCGCGAGTAGATTCAGAAGATGACGAAAGAGACCCAGAATTCATGTTTGATTTTTATGGTTACCCAAAATCAAATAGTGAATCATACGGAATACGTCTACATGGAATGAATGGTATTAGTGAATTAACGCCCTCAATGCGAGGGTATTGTGTATTTGCTGACATCGTACAAATAAATGCAGGTAAAAATAATGGCTGGAGAATGCCATCAAATATTACTGATGAAATGAATCCTGTTATCTTTGTAAGACCAAAAAATTCAGGTGCTGTATTCTCATATAATAAAGCAAGAGGTTTAGTTGTTAGTGCTTCTTGTGAAATGTATGTTGTTATATTTTGTACTAACTTTAAATTAAACCCGCCAAAATATGGCATTGTGATTTATAACGATAAAAAAGAAATTACATTTTCATCCAACTATAAACCTATGAAACTCGGAGAGACGACACGATTTAGTAATCGAAATGGTGCTTCATTCTCTAAACTTAAGAAGCCGATGATTATTCCTGATGCGCAATTTGTTAACTGGAGAATACAAGGCAGTAATAGAGATGATGTTATTTATATGCGCACGGGCTTTGGCTTTAGAAATGATAGCAATAGTGTTTATTGGGATGATATATACAGTATAGGTTCAGAATATGGTGGCTCTTACGGCGCAATTGGCGGTAATGCATTTAAAATAGAATTTAATATCTACGGTATCGAACTCAGCGACTACTTCAATATTTAACTCTTCATCAAACTTCTTTATTTATACATTTAGGAAATAAATCATGATATACACAACAGGCACTGTTAACACAGTGTCAGGGTCTGCTATTGTCAAAGGCACTGGCACTAAATTTAAAAATAATAATCCAGCCATTAATATTGGAATGACGATTTTAATTAAATCAGGAAATACTAATATTCCGTATATGATTAAATCCGTTAATTCCGATACTGAATTAGTATTAGCTCATCCCGCATTAGCGACTGCAACTAACACCGCATTCTCAATTCATGTTACAGAACCCGATAATAATAGTGATGCAGCAAGAACGATGGTTGCAATAAATGCATACACGCAATATTTTCTCGATGCGATGAATACATGGATGAGTGAAACGGGCCAAACAAAAATTGAGATGCCAAATGGTGAGATTGTTACGATAGATAGTATTAAGAAGATGCAGGGGGATATTAGTAAAAAAGCGGATGATAATAAAACAGTACATATTGGGGATTTTGGTGTTGGTGCTAGTGCTTTAAGTTCTGACAAGATAAGCCCTCCAAGCGTTATGGATGCCAATTCAATTAATCACGGTGGCTTTTATGCTGGTGGAGGTAATGGAGCATTAAACTTTATAGATCCATATATGCCAATCATAAACGCATCAAGAACTGGTGGTGATGGAACTGGTAGTGTTTTGCAGATTCAGGCTACAACTGATTTCAATGCTGGTGAATTTGGTTATAGGCGTAGAAGTAATAACCTGTGGAATGAATGGCAATTATTAGCAAATAAAACGACAAAGAATACACAAATATTTAATGGTCAGTTAATGTCTTACCAGGGGCTTTATAGTTCAGATAAATCTAATCCAACAAATTATTTTGGGTTATTGAGAGCTGAAAAGAGCGTTCCTTACGGCTTTTACCTTTCCTATGATGGCGCTGGATACACAATTAGATTTCCTGAAAGAAAGGGCGGCGAGATATTAACAACGTCCACAACGACAGTAGATAGCAATGGTTTTATTAAGCGCGCCTCTCCAATCATCGACATCAATCCTGACGGCACATTTACAACTAACGACGAATCAGAAGGCGCTACGGTTACTCGAGTAGCTCAGGGTGAATACCTTATCGAGGGCGTGCTTGGCTTTAATGCTGATGCTGGCTGGGGTGGCATCGATGGCGGTATTGAAATTCCACTCGATGTCAATAAACAGCCTTTAATTTGGGTGAATTCTGAAGTTAATGAGAACGGTTCTATTCTCGTTAAAACCTATCATCGCACTCATCCTAATGCACCTAAGTTCGCCCGTAATGATATTGATGGTTATAGCGATGGTGACCCGATTGATATTCCTGATGGTCGTTTTATTTCCGTTCGTGTGCAGATGCCAGAGCAATCCCTCTATAACGTGAGAATGCGTGAGATGGAAGAAGCGCAAAAGATAAAGCAAGTGGGTTGATTTATTTAACCTCCCTCGCTTGCTTAGAATGGCTGTTTGTGTTGATTAGTTGTGTTAAAAATTATTATTT